TTATTTCGTCGGGCTGACCACCTCGCCGACACGGCGATATACCCGCTTGGTGATTTCCTCCTTGGAGTGTCCAAGTAGCCGGCTGGCGTGGCTGATGTCCTCAATTTCCGACGCCGCCTTCGGCCGGATATCACGGAACTGGAACTGCCGAACTTTGGTAGCCAAGTCAGAATTGCCATCAGCGGTCAGCTTCCTGGCGGCCTTGTCCCGCGCTTCGCTGAAGCGGTTCCTTAGCATCTCCCAGCTCATACGCAGGCCTGAGTCGTTGGTGATGAGGCGTGAGTTGCGTACACCCTGCAGCTTTCTCCGCTCCAGGAGCGTCTCGATGAACAGACCAAGGCCAGTGAGTTCGCCGTTGACATGCCGCCGGATGCGCAACTTCTTGTCGGTCTTATTCTGGTCGACCCACAGGTAGTCCTCGTCCAGGTCTACAGTGCTGAACTTCAGCGTGTCCGCAGGGCGCTGGCCGGCCAGGTAGGCTAGGTCCATGGCATCCTTCAGGCCCTGGTCGCCTTCGGCATACACCGCATCCCAGATTTCGTCGGCCGCGTAGAAGTCGCGTACCTTCTCCCTGTTGCGCCGAACCGCCAGGCACGGGTTGCGCTCGGCAAAGCCCCACTCCATGGCCATGGTGAAAACGTGCGACAGCAAGGCTATCTCCCGATTAGCCCGGGTCTTGGCGCTGCGGGCGTCCCGGTACTGGGCAATGACCGGCGGGCTGATGGCTTCGATAGGTGCATCAGCAAACGCCTTGCGCAGGCGCTCCAGTTCGTACTTGTTGTCCTTCTGCGTTCGTGGCGACTTGCCCGGGATGATGTCCCGCTCGTACCGGTCAAACAGTTCGCCCATCGTCGCCATCACTTTTGGCTTGGCCTTGTGCTCCAGGCGCGCCCATTCCAGCTTGGCCTCAGCGAGGTCAGTCCCCAGCGGCACTTCCTGCCGCTTCCCGTCACCATCCCTCCCGTCGTAGTAGTAGCCCACCCACAAATTCCCGCTTTTCAGCTTGCGGACCCGCCGCAGCATCCTTGGCGGCAGGTCCTTGTTCGATGCCTTCCTGTTGCGCATCCTTTACCCCACGCGCGATAAGTCCAATGTCCAGGTTTCGGTTGTTGCATTCGCCATGTTTGGCTTTACGCCGGCCATTTTCAGGCGGGCATATACCCGTCCCACAACCGGCCGCCGGGCACGGGTGAGCGTGTACTGCCAGCCGTTGTTGGCCAGCCAGGCGATTTGTTTGCTCGGGATCTGGTAACCGGTGATGCGGATTACCTCTTCCTCGTCGAGAAACTCGCTTGTATGTTCCATGGGATGGTCTCCACGCCGCCGGCGGCGGCAGGTTGTTGGTCAGACGGGTGTTTGCTCGAGCACGGTGTCGGCTACTTTTAGTGCAGCCTGGGCATCGCTCACGTAAGCCGGATCGAAGCCGCGCGCGTAATGGATCACTCGCTGACAAGCATCCAGCTCTTTGCGCACCAGGCGCAGCGCCTGCACCAGTTCCTCCTGCAGTGCACCTTCGGCGCGACCGACATCCCAGAACTCCTTAACCCAATGGCCATCTGGTGGGGGGTTGTTGTTCTGCTTGCCGAATGCCATGGCGCCGATGATGGCGTCACATAGCAGCCGCTTGTAGATGTTCTCGCCATCCAGGCCCAGGCCCCCGCGCCGCCGCAGCGTGCTCACGACTTCGTCTACGTTGAGGCCGCTATCCTTGAGCACGATGTCGAGTTCAGGCTTTTCAGGGGTGTAGATGACCAGAGCCAACTTGGCTTCCGGCCAGAGATCGGCCGCCAGGCGCTCCAGGCAGTCATTCGCGGTGTAGTGGAATCGTTCTGTCGCAGACATAGTTGATCCTCGCCCGAGCATATCGGCGGGCTTGAGTGGTAGGGGGAGGGGTTAGGCTGTGGGGCGCTTCATGAAGGTGATCCAGTGCGTCTTTTCGCGTTTACCGGACTTGTGGCCAAACAGGGGGTTCTCATCGGTGAGGGCCAGCAGTTCGCCGACCAGTACCTGGATTTCGTTCCACTTGAAGATCAGGATCCCCTCGGGCTCAAGCACTCGGAAGCACTCGGCGAAACCCTGCCGAATGTCCTCTCGCCAGTCGCCGGTGAGCACCCCGTACTTAGCGCGCATCCAGCTGTCCAAGCCCGCCCGTATGAGGTGCGGTGGATCGAACACGACCAGGCGGAAGGTTGAGGCCTCGAAGGGCAGGCTACGGAAGTCCATCAGCACATCGGGCTCAACCTTCAGCACGCGGCCATCGCAGGGCAGGTGCTCTTCGTCGCGGATGTCGCCGAACAGGGCGCGCTGGTCCTCCTTGTCAAACCACATCATGCGGCCGGCGCTGCAGGGGTCGAGTACCTTTGCGATGCTCAATGAATCAGCTCCTTCGGCACCTGGACGGTATCGCCAAGCCTTGCACCGACGATCGCGCGCATTGCTGCGACCAAGTGGGTCAAACCATCCCTGGCACCCGCAATGTCATCGACTCCGATGACGGCGAAGAACGAGTCTGAGTAGAGGCCGAATCCGATGCGGTATTTCGCTACCAGCGGCCCTCCCAGTGTCCAGGCTTCCCATGGGTTGTAGCGCTCGCAGCGCTCAGTCGCCTCCCCCCGGTAGAGGGCGAATACGCGCCACCCGTTGCCGTACTGGGGCGGCTCGAGGTGTAGAGCCATGCCCTCGGCCATACCCACCGCCCAGCCTAGGACCTCGCCGACGAGATCTGCCGTCTTCACTTCGATCAGGTCGGTCATGGCCGCACCACCTGCGATGAGTCGCGGTCGGTAACGGAGAACAGCTCATAGCCGTCAGGGGTGTTCTCTGGCGAGCGTGCGGCCTCCATGACGGCCAGGATGTCATCAGAGCCTATATCGTCAGAGTTGGCGGTGAAGATCCGTTTGCCGGCCTTAGGGTTTCTAGAGAAAGCGTGGGCGAGCGAGTAGCCGATCACCCGGTATTCCATGATGAACATCGTCACAGCTCATACCTCTCATCAATCCAGCGCCCAGGCGCCAGAGCGGGTGTAGGTTTGGGTTGAATTTTGTATGCGGATGCTCCAGGTTTCCGTACCTCTGTTGCTCGTCATGAATTTTTTGTTTCAGCAGATTCTTTGAGCTCTGTAAGCGGTCTTCATGGAACGTGTCCAAAAGTGATATAAGGAGGTGTGTGTAGCCAGTTGCCATTATTGGGGCTGCTATGGAAGTTTGGAGTTGTGGAGTGTTTTATGGGTTTGCTGAAAAGAATTTGTGTTTCGTTTGGAGGGCTAAATAGTTCTTTAGTTATTGCTTGGTTGGCGCTAGGTGTTAGCTTTGTGCAGCTATTAGCTTCAGCTCCCCTGTTGACGGACTTTTACAATAAGCCAAAGCTGATTGTTAGTGGGTCTGGTTCAGGTGTTCGTGACTCCATGTCGGTTGGGAGTTATATTCTAAGAAATGAAGGGCGGAGTGCTGCGACCAATGTTGAAATTGGTTTCAACATAAGGATTGGTGATAGGGTGCGAGTCATGCCGGCTTTGGCCCACAAGTTAGTGACAGATAAGGAACCGGTGATAACTGATCATGCAAGGTTGGAGTTTGCCCGTATTCTTCCGGGTGAAGTTGTTATGATTATGGTCATTGGTAATGGGAAAAGCCCTATCCCAGATGACATAGCCAAATTTTTTGAGGATTCGGGGTTAAAAAATATTCCATCTGTAAGTTACCTAAGGTCTGATCAAGGGAGCGGTCATGTGGATCAATCTCCCAAAAATGATAAAGATAAAGAAGGAGTAGTGTTTGAGAATGTAAAGGCTGACAGCGAGAAGTCAGTTACTCATTCCCAGAACCCAAGTCAGAAATAGCTGTGAACTACGATAGCAGCTCGCGCGGCCGCCATATCGCGGCAGTGAATAGAGGGGAGAGTGGTTGCTATTGGGGTGGAGTACAAATGTGCTCTTTGGCCGATTACGTCTCCACCCAGCCTTCGAAGAACTCGCATGGTGTGCGCAGGTGGTCAGAACTGTCGACCAATATCCCGCTTTCGAGCGCCTGTTTTGCGGCCTGCATTCCGGCTTTGGCTCGCTCGACTGCGGCCTGAGCAAAACTCAGGTGGACTTCCTTGCGCCTGACATACGAGCGCAGCGCCTGCTTCTGGTCGATGTAGGCATAGCGCTTGCCTTCCTGGCTCTTCAGTACGCGCCGGCGATACCGCTTCACCCAGTGCTGATCCCAGCTGTGCGGGGAATCAACCTGGTGCTCGTACCTATCTTCGATGATGTAGAAGCACACCTCAGTTTCAGCGTAAGCCACGTAGCGCTGGCAATAGACGGATACCTCGCCATACACGCCGGACTCCCACCCATACCGATAGAGAAACGGGCGCTCGCCCTTTGGGATCGTTTTGAATTTGCTCATGGCTTGGCCTCCGCCACAGGTTCACTGGGCTCGGCGCTGGCGGATAGGGCGACACGCTGGGTGCGTATCTTGCGTTTGAGCGGTGTGCCGATATCGCGCTGATATGCATCTTCTAGCAATTCATCCTGTACTCGAAGCTCCGCACGTAATCGCTCGACCTCAGCGCTATCGAGCATCGGGCCCAGGCCAAGAATCGGCAGCCCAGTGTCCGCCGCATCCCTCTCTGCCTCTTCTTTGGTCCACCAGAAGGCAGTACCAACCATCCAGGCTATCGGGTCGGGGTGGGGCTGCGGGGCTGGCGCGAGTGCCTTTATGTGCGTTCTCCCGCCAACGTAGTGCCAGTCGATCTTCCAGCCAGTGACAGCCGAAAGGCTCCGGCAGATCGTCTCGGCCGCATGCTTCGGCACGTCACCTACCAGGCAGGCGCTAACGCCCTTTTTGAACACGTCATCTGCGCAGGGCGGGAGTTTGTCGCTGACCATCGCTGTGTTGCTGGATCGGTTTTCTGTGGGCATGGGGATACCTTGAGCATGGAAGCGAGCAAAAGGGCTTATGATGGTGAGCCGCAGCAACAGCCACGTGTCCGATGCAGGGTTTAATGCTCGGGAGTGGGAATAAGTGTGTGCGGTTCTTAGGCAACAGAAGTGTAATAACGAATCAACAATTTTTCAGGATCTAGCAGGATGCACCCTAAATCAAACACCCTCTTTCATTTCACCAAAAGCTCTGACACTTTGAAGTGCGTATTAAAGTCTGGGTTTTGGCCTCGGTACTGCCCGGAAGACGTCTCATGGGTAGGGTATGAGGAGTTCGATTACATTGCTTATCCTATGGTCTGTTTTTGCGAAATTCCTTTGAGTAGATTAACGGAGCATGTGGGGTTCTACGGTTCCTTTGGCTTGGGGCTCACTCGAGAATGGGCAGCTAAAAATGCACTAAATCCAGTTTTCTATACCTCTCCAGGTTCTCCGATGGCCACCTCATTCAAGAGTTTCAATGAGTTAGCTAATCGGGCCGTAAAGCCGGTTAGTACTGAGCTTAAGATACTTATGCGAAGCTATCTGTCCTTTTCCAAGCCCACCGCTGGAACGATGATCATTGACTCAAAGCCAATCGAAAAGGCTTTTTACCAAGAGTCTGAATGGCGCTACGTCGCCCAAGGGGACGGTGTTAGGCAGTACTTGCTAGCGCAGGAATTCAGTGATTCTGAAATCAGAGATGGACACAACAAAGTTACCTATGAGAGATGCCTGCTAAAATTCACGCCAGCTGATATAAAATACATTTTCGTTCGGGAGGATAGCGATATTCCAGATATTGTTAATTTTATCCAGACAGAACTGGATGCCTATCCTGGGGCTGACCTCAAGATTCTCATGAGTAGGGTTACTTCGTTGGAAAGTATCCGTCAGGATCTGTGACGATAAACAGTCTAATCTAATCCCCGCATAAGCAATCGATGTCTTCAGCCAGGTAGTGGAAGTCGAAATCCGTCTGCCTGGCTCGCTGGTCCGCTGACCAGGCCAGCGCTCGGTAGTTGGGTCGATCCTGTCGGAACACTTGGCCGAACCGCTCTTCGGTTCCAGACCACCAAATCACCCTAGCCGGGTCTTCCTGTATGGTCCTGATTAGCTTGGCCTCGTTCTTCTTCCAGCACAGGTCGCAGTTGCCGTAGTCCGAATCCATGCCCAGGTCGAAAGGCTGCTCGGCCCAGAAAGCTGCCACGTCTTCTTTGATGATGCCGGCGACGTAGGAAGGGCAAACGCTGTTCCATCGGGCGTTGCCACGTTCGTTGGCGGTCATCATCCGGCTGTAGCGGCGGGGCTCGTCATAGCGAATGCCGACGATGCAGTCCCACTCGTCGTAGCCCAGGGCGCGCATGTGCTTCTCGCCAATTTTCACCTTGAGGTAAGCGGTGCACATGTTGTTGCTGAAGTTCGGCAGCACCGCCGGCAGGTTCTTCTCAGCCTTCCGGTACGCCTGGTAGTACTCGAGCATCATGGTGAAGGGCTCGCCGTTGCGGCTGGCCGTCTCGAAGTCGACGATCTTGTACCAGGGCGCGTCATCCGGCTGGCCGTACACCCGGCACCACTCCATCCAGACGATATTGACGCCCCAGTGCTTGGCCATGGCGTCGATGAACACCAGAGTTTCCTCGCGCTCTTTGCCGGTGTTCTGGAAGAAGGCGTGCACATCTGCCGGGAGTTTGCCGCCGTGGGCCTCCAGGATTTTCCAGAGCATGTGCCCGCTGGTGCGGCCACCACTGACGCCGATCTGCGCCGGTCCAGTGATCTGGTAGGGGTTCATGGGCAATCTCCATTGCAGGCGCCGCCCTCGCCGGGGAGGCGTTATCGTTGAATAGGGGAAGGCGCTGTCTACTGGCTCAGCGCCTTGTTTTGCGGAGGGTGGCGATATTTGATATAACGCCGGGCCATTTCTCAGGAAGGAACCTCTATGAAACGCACAATCATCGGCGCCATGCTTGTCGCCGTTACTGCGTTATCGCTGAGCGGATGCTTTGATTCAAAAGACGAGCAAAAAGCAAAGGCGCAGCAGGAATCCAGTGACAAGCTCTGGGACATCCCCAAGCCAGATCGGAGCAAGGACAAGGGCTTCACGCCCTGATTTTCCGCTGCCATCGACGCCGCCAATATAGGACGGCGTTTTCGTTTGAGAGCTCGCTGACGGCGCCGGAGGGTCAGGCGGCGATCGGGAACTGTTTGGCCAAGGCCTGCTGAACCGTCTCGATGATGCGGCGCAGGTAAGCCCAGTCCGGGTTCGGCTCCATGGCGTCAGCCGGTAGGTTCCACCAGTCGTCACCAAACACGCGGCACATGAACTCGCGGTGGGCGCCGCCGCACTCATCGAGCGAGCTGGTGTGCCGAGCATCCTCGGCCTCGTCGAACAGGCTCCGGGCATCTTCTGCGTCCAGATCCCGGTCACGCCGCATCTGCACGATCACCTTCCGCGCTTTGTCGGCCAGGGCCTCGGCGCTGAACCGGCGAGAACTCAACTGCCGTTCGAAGTAGCCGATGATGTAGGCGTCGTGTAGCTTGCAGAAGAACTGGCCGATAGTCAGGCCATCCCACATGCCGCCCCAGTAGGCGTGCCAGGTCTTGTCGAAGCAGCTGACGGTGATCTTGCCTTTGCAGGGTGCTAGGTCTTCGAGGTAAACGCTGATCGGGTCCAGGCCTTCAGCGCCCGTGATCAAAAGCTTGGTGACGGTCGATGTCTCGACGTTCATGGCTTTCTCCATGCATGCGCCGCCCTCCGTGGCCGGATGCGGCATGGTGGCAATTTGGTTCGGGATAGGGTATTACGGCGGATGGTGAGGTTCGACGGACGGGTTATCCGAGATGTCGACTAGTAATTGTTCGTTGGCCCATGGAGTCGTCATGTGGAACAAATTAAAGCTCGCTTGGAATGAGCGCCCTTTGGATTTCGTTGTACTTCTAGCGTCAGGTTTGATAGCTGGCACATTGATCAATTATTTTTCTAATTTCCCTTCTGTTATATCTACGGATCAAGCGGTGTGGGGGCAGTTTGGTGATTATTTCGGCGGGGTGTTGAATCCGCTTCTCTCGTTCTTTGCCCTTCTAGGCTTACTTGTTACGCTGAGAGCGCAGCAGAAAGAGGCCAAGAAAGTTGAGGATAGACATCGGCAGCAAACCTTTGATGCGAGACTTTTCCAACTTTTATCACTTAGTCATGATGCTGTGGCTGCGGTGAAGTACATTAGATCTGGAAGTTTTCCTAAGCAACGGGAAGAATATGAAGGTCATCGTGGAGTCGCATACGCGCTCAATCGTCTGCAAGAGGAATACCTCTACCTTGCTGATCGTGAGCCAGACCGCATGTACGAAAGGTTGAGTGAGCAGTACCATAAGTGGAAAACACCATATTGGTCGGGAGTGGCGAGCTACATAGAGTCAATGCTTTTCATTCTTAAGTACGTGATTGAACAAACATCGGCAAGCCAGCACAATCACGATTTTGCACTGCGAGCAGTTTTTGCGCAAATGTCATCAGATGAGAAGCTGCTAGTTTTTTATGTCATGCTGTTTGCGCAGGAGCAAAGTCTTTTGTTTTCTAGCGGGTTGATCAATGAGTTTATGGCTGGCGCGACGGCGGATGACTTGCGCCCGTATAGAAAGGACTTACTTCATGCTGCGGTTCTTCATAGATTGACATAGCCCTAAGATATTCTCTACACGTTGTCGCCATCCGCATTCGGGCAACTCGCTGAATGTGTATCAGGAGGCTGTGGAGCGCTTTAGCTGGTCGATCAGCTGCGTCGGTAGGTTCTTGATGGTCAGGCTCGCGCTGGCCTGGTCGAACTCGACTCGCTCACCAAGCAGGTGTGCCTCGAAGCTGATCGACATGCCTTCGGCGCGGCCGGTGTACCGGCGATACTGATTCAGGGTGCGCTTGTCGGCTGCGAAGGCCTCGGGGATTCCGTAATCGCCGGCCCTGATGAATTCGGCGAAGGTCTTCGGCCTGTCCTCATCCAGCACCTCGGAAAGCTCGTCCAGGCTGATCGGCTCGCCGATCTTCCCCTGAGCCTGGGCGTAGGCCACCAGATTCTGGCTCTTCTCGCTGGCTGTGTCACTCGGCAGATCTTCAGCACTTACGAAGTCGGAGAAGGCCTTGAGCAGAGTTCGGGTTTCGCCTGGGCTATCGATCCCTTCCGAGCATCCGATGAAGTCTTGGAAGTAATGTGAAAGCCGCTTGCCGTTCTTGCTCTTGATGAATGAGATGTACTGTCGCGAGGTCGGGTTGTTCTTCCACTCGCTCAGGTTGATCCTGGCTGCGAAGTGCAGAGCGCTGGTGTCCAGATGGCGCGACACCGACACGGTCAGGTCGTCAGCTACCGAGATCGTCTCTGCCTGCTTCAACACGGCGATGGTCAGGTAGTCGGTCATACCCTGCTGGTACATGGCGAACAGGACGTGCCCGCCAACGGCGAGGTTGGATTCCTCCATGAGGCGGGTTAAGTGCTCCACCGCGGTGCGGGTGAAGTCGATGAACTGCATGTCGCCGCTGACGACCTTGGCCAGCCACCCACTGAGCGGATAGGCACCGGACTCACCATGAAAGAAGCCCCAGGCCTTGCCGGTCTTGGCGTTGTAGCCGTCGTTGACATCGTGCACCAGGTTCTCGATGGCGCCGCTCTCTGGCAGGCTGGCGCTGGCCATTTGCAGGGCCGCTGGGCTTCCGTCCGGCTTCTTGTCGATTAAGTGCATCACTGCGTGCAGAATGGGCATGGGTGTTCCTCCGTGGCCGGTTGACGGCATGGTGGCGATTGGGCTGGTTTTTGCGTTCCGCCTGTCACGGCGGGGTGTCACGCTATGCGAATCAGCTTTTCGAGCTGCTTGTCCGTGAGGCGGTCGGCCCCGTGGATCAGGCGGGAAATCAGGTCCTGCTCTTCCTCTATCTCTGTCCGAAGCATCACGCGTTTAAGCGCGTTGTCCGTGTTCTGATAGAGATCCGTGACTATGCGGCGTGACAGTAAACGGGCCTCCCGTTCCTCGGCTGTCATCTTGTCCCGCTCGCGCTGTTCTTTCTTTCGCTGGGCTGGCGTCTTCGCCATGGCCGGTACCTCCCAAGCCGCTGGGCGGCAAGTTGATGTGCTGCTGGCGCCGGCCATGCCGGGCACGTGCGTTGATGCGTTTCATGCTGCTTTCTGCTGATTCCAGGCGCCGACGGCGGCAAAGATCTTGGCGGCCTCTGCTTCGTCCAGCGTTGTGTCGGTAGGGATGGCGATCCAGCCGGCCGCCACCAGGTGATTGGGGTTTGCCGTTGCCCGCAGGTCGGTGTAGGTAGCTTCGATTACGTCGGTCAGATGCTCAGCCCGGTAGTTGCCCAGTGGCGCGACCTCTACTGACTTGTGGTACCGCTCGCCAAACTCAGTTCGGCACAGCACGCTGAGGTAGATGGTCCAGCGGTGAGGGATATCGCAGACGGCGTCTACGATCTGTCGGACGCGGATCTGTTTGAGGTTCTTCCAATTGATCAGCACCTGCTGGCCGCTTGGATCGATGTTCACCACGGCGGCATAGTTTGCTGACACCAGGGCGCGGCAGGTTCGATCCAACCGGGCCCGCATGTTGTGAGGCTTGCGCTTGCTCATTGCCGCAGTCCTTTGCTTGTAGCGCCGGCTTCCATCGCAGAGGCGAAGCGCAGCGCCGCTTGGTACGTGAACGCGAAACCCTGAACCGTTCCCGTAGCCGAGTCGACTACATCCCAAGCCTGGCCCTGGCTGGCGACTTGGAAGCGGGGCGCGCCGAGCTTTTCGCGAGCCTCGGCCCGAACAATTTGAGCGCGCTCGAGCAGGGCGGCGAGCACGGCCAACTTTTCCTGAAACGCAGGATGCATAGCAGTTCGCATAGGGTGATCCTCGAGGTTAGGCGTGAAGTTTGAGAACATCGGCGCGGCGGACAACCCGAACTTGGGCGGTGCGGCGCTCGGGAGCGCGGCGGTCCCGGCGCATGGGGTCGCTGTCGTTAATGGCAGCATGCATGGCGATGAGGCCGGCCAGCACGATGCAAAGCGGGCTGATGATCTGCTGGCGCATGGCTTTGGTGACCGCCTCGATGCGGCGCCCGGCCTCCAGCTTGAACAGCGCAGCCTCGATACGGTTGGCCACGGTTCCAGGGGTGACCGCCATCTGCCGTGCGATCTCTTTGGTGGTCAGGCCCTGGGCAACCCAGAGCAGGGCTTCCAGCTCGCGTGGTGCCAGCGTCTTGCCGAGCTGGCCGGTCCATGAGCCGCAGGTGATCGTTTCCATGATTGTCCTCGGTAACCGCATTGGTCAGGCGTCAGGACGGGTGACCAAGCCCTCGCGCAGCCGAAAAGCGCGGACCTGGCGCCTGCCTAATGCGGTCGTATGTGAAGGGAAGTGGGATGCCGATAATGCTTGGCTTGGTGAGCCTTACGAACCATAAGGGTCACGGTGATGCGCTTTACGACGTGGCTGCATCGGTGATCCCCATTCCGGGGCAAACCGGGTGTCGGGACGCCTCACCGAAGGGCGAGACGCTACCCACGCTCACAATTCGCGGCGATCAACTCGCGTTCAATGTGGATCACCGATGCAGCCTGCGATGGGGAGCAGGGCATCGGGCAGTTAACGGCAGGCTGCCGTGGCGCTGGTTGCTTCAGTCGTCCTCGTCCTGCGCCAGCATCTTCTCGATGTCGGCGGCGCCGGGCTTCTTCCAGTTCTTGATCTGGCCTGTTTCCAGGTCGATGTTTAGGATCAGGTAGTCGCCGTAGTGATCGCCTGGGAAGAAGTCGGGCACGTAGCCCTCGTAGCTGCCCACCTCATCGCCCTGGGCGTCCTGGATGGCGGCGGCGAAACCGTCGCGCACCTTGATGTGAAGGCGAAGCTCGGTCACGTCGACCTGAACCGTTTTCTGCTGGTTGATCTGCATGCTGCGTTCTCCAGTGGATTCCCCTGCTGCACCCCGCTTGAGGTGCAACGGGGAATCGTCTGTCAGGCGGCGCGAGCCAGTTCAGCCTGCGCCAGCAGCTCAGTCACAGCCTCGGCCGGCGTGCAGTCATCGGCGTAGAGGTCGTGCAGGTCGCTTTCTTCTTGCGAGCCCAGGGTTACCTGGTGGCCAAGCAGGTCAGAAGCCTTGTCGATCCAGCGGTAGTAGGTGCGTTCTTCAGCGTCTGCGCGGTATTCTTCAGCCGCCATGGTTACCATGTTGAACATCGTGAATCCCTCCGGTTGATTTCCCGTCTGGCCCTGTCGCCAAGGCCAGCCAGTGAAACCGTGCTCGAGGTCCACCACCGATGGCTTCACCCGATCTTCTGTCTGGCCTTGAGCTTCCCTGGTCACCTCGCTTTGATCGGCCTTGGCGGGATGGTCGTGGGGTTAGGTGTTCGCTACACGACTGCCAGCTGCAGCTCGGCTAGGGCAGCTCGTCGTGGGTTGCCGGTCCGTATTCCGGCTGGACTTGTCACTTCACTGGCAGGTTCCTCCTATGGTTTTTGATCCGCGCCATGCTCGTCGCCGGGTATCCCCACCACTGCCTGCTGCAGCTACTGGCTACGCATCAGGTGGCTTGCATGGTTTGGCGTCCTCTCATGGGAGAGGCCGGCAGCTATCCAGAGGCTGCGTGGTCGACGGCTTAGCTTGTCCCGACCCAGGTGATGGCCTGGGTGCGTCGAGGTGGTCACGTCAGGTTGTGTAAAGAGCCATGGCTGCCGTAGCTGCCCGCCGGCATTGCGGCGTTGAGTGAATTTAAGCAATCTGAAATCATAAGGTCAAGCATGCTGAATAATTATTTTCAGTATTCTGAAATTTTAGGGCAAAAAAAGGCCCGCTCAGTGCAGGCCATTTGTGTCAGATATCGCTGAATTCTCGCCATCCAATACGGATTATTCCCGACTCCAACCGCTCAACTCGGATGCCGGTGGTCCCCTCCAGGTCTTTCAGGATACGAGCCCAGTCCGCAGAGGACTCATCGGGCGCGGGCCGAAGCTCGACGAACTGGCGTTTCTGCACATGAGGTGACGCAACGGCTTGCTGGATCCGATAACCGAGGCGCTCATATGAGCGAGAATGCGAATGTGAGAACGCGAGCGGAAACATCTATAAACTCCTTGTACTGTATATATATACAGTTAAACTGAGTGGAGATATTTTTCAAGCCCCTTGACGCTTCGAAGGCACGCATCTGTGAACATTTGGGATAAAGAGTCCTTCCTACGGACACAAAAAAGCCCAGCTCAAAGCCGGGCTTTTGTGGGGAGGAGAATTACAACTTCATCATTGCTCGGACAACCACACCCACGATTCGGCAACCTTCCGCACACATCTCAACCGGATATGCAGGGTTCAAAGGTTTCAGAAATCGTCTGCCGCCATCCTCGACAAGTTTCTTGAACGTGGCTTCGTTACTGTCGGCGAGTTTAGCCACGACCAGCTTCCCTGAAATGGCCTCGGCCTCAGTATCAACAAGAATCATCATGCCTTCGGTGATGCTTGTTCCGACCGGCGAAGTCATGGAATCGCCTTTGACCTCGAGCCAAAACGCCACGCCTTTAGAGTCGTAGTCGGACACTTCGTACCGGTCAGAGAACCCTGGAGGAAACGGTTCGACGGCTTCGGCCCAGGCCCCTGCAGCCACCCAGCTGATCACAGGGTATCTAAAAGACATCTTAGGTTGAGCGATGGTTTCGACGTTGCTCGCTTCGACCTCCGGTCCCTCGCCGATGGCGAGCCACTCCGCGCGAAAACCAGTTGCTTTGGCGAGGGCATACAAGTTCTCCGGCCTGAGGCTTTTGCTTTCGCCTGAGATCCATTGAGTGACAGCTGAGTTTGCAACGCCGCAAGCGGCCGCAATTTCGCCCTTCTTCATGCCGCTAACCGCAATGGCTTTGGCTATTCGTTCGTGTCTTTCCATGCGTTGATTTTAAGTTAACTGAATTTAAGTATGCAGTTCTCTGAATGGCGCCGTTGACTATGCACCTTCAGCATGCTGAAATTCACAGACGCTCCATCGAGGAAACGCAATGAAGACGCGTGAGGCCGCTAACCATTTCGGCAGCAAGAAAAAACTGGCCGAAGCGCTGGGTATCCAGCCAAGCGCAGTAACCATGTGGGGGGAGGTCGTCCCGATCTCTCGTCAGTACCAACTTCAGATTCTCTCAGGCGGTGCACTGATGGCGTATGCAAAGCCGTGTGCAGAGGAGTGCGCTAAGTCTGACAAGGCTGGCGTTGCGCCAGTAGATGACCAAAACACCTGCTGATCCATCCAGTACCCGAATCGCAGGCACAAAAAAACCGGGTGGCAGCCCGGTTTCTTCAACAAAACATCGAGGTCGATTATGCATAGAGCGATCGATGCAAGCAACACCCACGCTCCCTCGGCAGCTCCATGCTCTGAGCAACTGCGCCGGTTGATGTCGACTCGCGAAGTAGCTGAGTTGACCGGCAAGAGCCACGACAACGTACTGCGTGACGCTCGGGCCCTGGCAAAAAGGGGTGTCCTCAAATCTGAGGAGACCCCCTACGTGCACCCTCAAAACGGCCAGGCTTACCCTGAATTCCTTCTCGATCAGCGGGATGCTCTGGTGCTGGTTTCGGGGTACGACGCGTCACTCCGGGCCAGGATCATTGATCGCTGGCAGGAGCTGGAGACCCGAATGCTGGCGCACCTGCAGGTCCCGACAAACTTCGCAGAGGCGCTGCGTCTTGCTGCCGACAAGGCTGAGGAGAACCAGCGCCTCCAGGATGCGCTCGCCAGGCAGGCCCCGAAGGTAGCAGCGATTGTGCGTCTGGCGAGTGCAGGCGGCGCCATATGCGTCACCGATGCGGCGAAGCAGCTTCAGGTGGCGCCATTCAAGCTGTTTGGCTGGCTGGAAGAAAACCGCTGGATCTACCGGCGTCGCGGCTCCAAGCGATGGATTGCCTATCAGCCCCGGATCAGTGCGGGGCTGCTCAAGCACAAAGTGACCGGCCTCAAGCCTGATCCCGAAACAGGCAGTGACCGCGCGGCGTTCGATGTTTTGGTCACGCCGAAGGGGTTGGCACGCCTGGCAGAGCTCCTCGCAGTGCCCGTAGCTGGCCTAGGCGTAGGACGGAGCTGACATGCAATTCACTGTAACCATCAACCAGGTCAAGGCCTTGGAGTGGGGACTCAACTCCCAGCAGGCGTTGCTGTTCGCATTCGTTTATGGCTGCCCGAGTTGGGCAAAGGCGATGACGACTGAGCAGGGCGTCTTCTTCGTGCTGAGCAAGGCCAAGATCATCGAAGAGCTGCCGCTGCTGACGGATAAACCCGACACGGCGTATCGCATGCTGAAGGCCCTGCAGGACGTTGGCCTGATCGAGCTTTCGAGCACTTCGAGTGTCACGCTTTTCCGGCTGACCGACAAGGCCGCGCAGTGGAACAAAAAAGAGGATGGATCGGAAAAATATCCGACCTTGAAGGCGGGTACAGAGGGTCGGAAAAAAATCCGATCTACCTCGGAAAAAAATCCGAGCAAGGTCGGAATAAAGTCCGATCCAGGGTCGGAAAAATCTCCGACAAATCAAGATACCAGTAATCAAGATACCAATCAGGATACCAGTCACAGCTTGCAGGATGCCCCGGCTGCGCCGTCGCAATCCACGTCGCTGACGCTGGTTCCAGCTGGTGCACCCCGGTGTGAAATCCCCGAGGACATGCCAGGGCCGAAGGACCAGACCTGCAAGACCTACAAGGCCTGGGCCAACTACGCCATGGCCTATCGCAAGCGCTACGGCGCCTGGCCAGTGTGGAACGCCAAGGTCGGCGGGCAACTGGGACAACTGATCGATCGCCTGGGTATCGACGTCGCCCACCAAGTGGCCGCGTACTTCGTGTCGATCAACGACTCCAGACTGATCAACGGCTGCCACAACCTGGGCGACCTGCTCACCAAGTGTGAGGCCTACCACACCCAGTGGGTCACAAACCGGCAGATGAACGCGACCACTGCGCGCCAGCAGGAGCAGACCCAAGCAAACATCAATGCGGCCCACGATGCCGCCGATGCCATACGCAACAACCAGGGGGGTAAGCGCAATGCTTTCCTGTGATGACATCGCCGAGCTGGCTATGGCTATTTGCGCAACGGCTGAAGCCATGGGCCAGACCATCAGTGCCGCTGGGGCCAAGCTGATCGCCGAAGACCTGTCAGCACACGAACCTGAGGTGATCGTTGCAGCCCTGCGCGCTTGTCGTCGTGAACCAGCCGGGCGCCTGTCGCTGGGCATGGTCCTGAAGCACATCCACGCTGCAGATGGCCGGCCCGGTAAGGATGAAGCGTGGTCCATCGCCCTGGCAGCCAATGACGAATACGAGACGGTAGTGCTCACCCACGAGGTTCGCCAGGCCATGGTGGCGTCCCAGCCGATTCTCGAAGCAGGCGACAAGATTGGCGCCCGAATGGCTTTCCTGAGCGCTTATGAGCGCTTGGTCAGCTTCGCTCGCGCTGAAGACAAGCCTGTCACCTGGGAGGTTTCTCTGGGCTTCGATTCCGGGCGGCGCGTGACGGCCGTTGAAACCGCTGTGCGGACTCAATTGATCAGCCGTGACATGGGGGACAAGTACCTCGCCGACCTTCGCATAGCTCCGGTGACTGCTGACGGCCAGGCCATCGCAGGCCTGCTTACAGGGGCGGTGCGCACTCAGCCCAGCGCCGCGGTGCGGGAGAAGCTTGCAGAAGTCCGCTCGATATTGACGGCTTCCAAGGCAAAGAAAGATAGCGCCCGTGCGAAAGAGGCGCAGCGGCGCCGTGTAAGCACCTACCTCAGCAAGCGCCAGGCTCGCGCCGCGTTCGCTGGGTTGGGCGTGCAGCAGTGAAACGAATCTGGACCGTGCACGTACCAGGCTATCGGCCGTTTTCCATGGTGCTGATGGACGGTCCCTTAGACCAGCCCGGCGCTCTTCGCCAGGCAAGACTGATATGGCTGCATTGCGAGGTTGAATGATGAGGCAGACCAAGCTGACCAAGGCCGCGCGTGGCCGCGAGTGCCAAGTGCGTATCCCAGGCGTGTGCAACGGGAACCCCGAAACTACTGTCTTGGCGCACTACCGCCTGGCGGGTACCTGTGGCGTCGGTAAAAAGCCGCACGACATGCAGGGCGCATGGTGCTGCAGCGCTTGCCATGACGCATGCGACGGCCGAAGCCACGTGATTGACCGTATAACCGCTCGCCAATACCACGCCGAGGGCGTGATGCGAACCCAGGCGCAGCTCATCAGCGAGGGGGTCTTGGTCGCATGACTGCGTTGGCCATGCGCACGTTCAAGCCGCGCAAGCCACGCGCCAAGCCCGTCGACAGGGAAGGGCAGGAGCAGGCAGCGCTGATGCAGGAGCTGCAGCTGCGTTATCCGCAGGTGTTCAAACTGATCTATCACGTTCCGAACGGGGGGCACCGGGTGAAGGCGGTGGCCGGCAAGCTCAAGGCCCAAGGAGTCAAAGCGGGAGTGCCTGACCTTGTCCTTCCGATGGCCCGCGGTGGCTGGTTCGGCCTGTACATCGAATTCAAAGCTTTGCCACCGTTCGATGCTGACATCTCAGCCAGTCAGCACGCTTATATCGAGGCTCTGACCCAGCAGGGCTACTTGGCGATTGTGTGCCGGGGCCGCATCGATGCCGTAGAAGCGATACGTGCCTACCTCCTGCAGCCTGCGACGGTGGCAGCATGAGCGCAACGCGGTCCATCAAATTCACGGAAACTGAGGTGCGCCGACAGGCCGCCGACCTGGCCGTGCGCGACCTGCGCGATCCGCGTTACCCGGGCCTGTACCTGCGCTTCTGGTCAGATCGATCTAGGGGCACCTGGCACCTGGTCCGCGGCAAGCAGTGGGTGCCGGTAGCACGCTGGCCTGATCTGGGCGCTGCGGCCGTAATCGCTGAGCTGCCCGCACTGCGCCAGCGTCTGCTTCGCGACCCGGCCACCGCACCAGTCGCGTCGGGCATGGCTACAGTGGGGCAGCTGCTCGACTGGTACGGTGACCGGATGGCCCGCGACCGCTCGCTGTCTTCGAAGCGCCAGGCCGCTTGCCGGTCCGCCATCGGGCAGCACCTGCGCCCCTGCTTGGGTGATCTGCCAGTCAAATACGTCACCGCCGAACTGATCGACAAGCACCTGATCTGGCCGGGCCAGGCCAAGCTCTCGCTGTCCTATCTGCGGCAGATGTTCGGCATACTGCTGACCGCCTTTCGACAAGCCCTGAAGCTGGGGATGATCGAAAGTAATCCCCTGGCCGGAGTGCGCTTCAGTGACTTCACCAAGGCACAAATCACCTCCAAGGCCGCTCGCCTGCGTAACGTGCACCTGCCCGAGCTGATGCAGCAACTGACGCGGGCCTTCGATGCGACTCCGCGCGACGCCATGTTGGCCCTGATGATGCTGGCTCACGGCACCCGGATCGGCGAGACCCGCATGGCCCGCTGGAGCGATATCACCCTGGCCGCTGCCGAGTGGTTCATACCCGCAGCTCACACCAAGACCCGCACCGAGCACCGTCTGCCACTGACCGATCAAGTCCAGGCATTACTAATCCGGTACCGCGCGATTCAGCAGGCACACGGTTACGAGGGCGTCTACCTTTTCCCGAACCGTCGCGGCGACTGCCTGAGCGAGACCCAGGCGAGCATGGTGTTCACCCGACTGGGTCAGGGCCAGTGGACCAGCCACGACCTGCGCAAGGTGTCCCGCACCACCTGGACAGACCTCGGCATCGACGGCCACATCGGCGAGATGCTGCTGAACCACACGCTGGGCAAGATCGCCAGCACCTACATCCACACGCAGGCCATGGAGCAGCGCAAGTTGGCTCTGGAGAAGTGGCATGCGTGGCTTGATCGGATTGGCTTCGGTGCCATCCACGGCCTTACCAATGCCTTATCCGAAATCCCACAGAACTCGGCACAGGCCAATGGTTGCGCGGCCTCGGGCGACCTTAGCGAATTAGTTATTAGCGAGGATTTGATGTGAGCGAATGCAGCATGCCTGCCCAGGTCATCCGCGCCGGTCAGGACCCCGCCACGGAGCGGAGGGAATTTGACCGGTCCCAGGTGTTCATGGTCTGCATCCAGAATTTCCACGACCACAGGCGCCTGAGCGTGACCATGCTAGGAGGACGACGCTTCGAGATCGACAGTCGTGAGTGTCCGTATGACCTGGACCGTGCTGTCGATTGGCTGATGGGTGAAGCGTGAGCAGGAACCATGGCCCATCGCTGCGCAAACAGCAGATCGTGCTCAGCAAGTGTCCGGCCTGCCTAGGCAGAGCAGTGGTAAAGGGGGTGTTCTACGAACTGCCGTGCGGCATGTGCAACGCCTCAGGCTGGGTGTCGGCGATCACGGGCGAGCCACTGCCCCTTGAAGAATTGGTAACGCAGCTGGGCCTGCGTGTGCGTGAGCTTGAGCAGCAGATTGATTGCCAGCGGCATCCGTGCACTTCGGGGCCATCCGAACAATACGAAACGAAAAACCGCCGCGGGGCCGGCGGTTCTAATTACACCGGGGATTGAGGGGAAGGACATGATTTACAGCAGCGTACTCGCGGCGGTCGTCTCAGCCCTGGCTGCAGAAGCGATCGACAACACGAGCAAGCAGGCCTGGCAGAAGCTATACGAGCCCGGAAGTGAAGACGGCCACGACATGGCCACCTTGAGCAGGTCGGTGGAGCGCGGCGAAATCAGCCGCATGGATGCTGACTGCTGGGTATTTGCCAGGCTACACAGTCAGCTGAAGCCACGGCACTGGGATGTCCTAGTGGCGAGGTTCAGTACGCACAAGGGGCGAAAGGTTCAGTCGATCAGCCGCCTGATCCCCATGGTTGCCTCCCATGCTCCGAAGCTGTTTATCACTAGTGCAGTTACGGCTTGGGCTATCCCGAGGATGAAGGGCGCCGACGGTAAGCGGTCTAGCGACATGATCGTGCTGCCGGCTCAGTTCTATGATCTCAACCGGTGGGACCCGGATGCTCGACCTGAGCGAACTCGCCGTCGCTGGAGAAAAGATATCGAGGACGTGCTGAAACAGATGACCGAAGAAGCGCTCGAGGCTGCGGCCGACATATTGAACTATGAAGGCCTTTCGATCGAAAATGCCGCTTGACATCAAATGGCCGCATGGCCGATTATTTATTCATCCTGCCATTCCTGCGCATTGTTGAGGGCTGGCATCGACCCTGGGCCCTCCCAGGGTTTTTTTTTCTCACGAATCTAGCTGATAAAGGTTCTCTGTTATCACGCTGCGTATGGACGGGATGATGGCATTGGGCTATGGTTCCTTGCCACGCCCGATGTGGGTGCTGGCTATGAATCAATCGCGACAACGAGAACGTGCAGGGAAGAAGATGACTGTCAAGCGGACGTTGCTGGGGAATATTCGTGTAGGCCAACGTGTAGCAGAGGATGAGACTGACGAACTGGCAAAGTATTTCGTCAAGACCTCCCAGTGGCACAAATTAGCGAACGGTGAAATTGACGTCATCTATGGAGCTAAAGGCACTGGAAAAAGTGCGCTTTATTCACTTTTGACCAACAGCGATGCAGATTTTCGAACTCGAGGGATCGTGCTGATTCCTGCGGAAAATCCTCTAGGAGCTTCTGCTTTTCAAGGCCTTATCGAAGATTCAGATCAGGACGAGAACGCCTTGGTTTATATCTGGAAACTGTATGTTCTTCAACTCATCGCTGGGCATTTGAGAAAAGTCGAGCGAGTTGATGACGGCTCGCAGAAATTGATTTCGTCCCTTGAGACTGCTGGCTTACTTCCTAAGACGTATAGTTTGACAGCCCTTTTTGCTAGAGCAAAAAATTACATTCAAAGTTTTTCCTTGAAAAGTCCGGAAGAAGTTGAGTACCAATTAGGCCTAGATGTCGATTCCGGATTACCTACAGCGACCCGTAAAGCGAAATATGCACCAGACGGGAATCGGCATCTTTCCAGTCTTCCAGTAAACGATTTGCTGCAGTTTGCTAACGATGGTCTTCAGGCCGCGGGATTCAAGGTGTGGCTTCTCTTCGACAGGCTTGACGTTTCTTTCTCATCCTCACCGGAACTTGAAAAAGCTGCATTGCGAGCGCTTTTCCGCGTATATGCAGACTTAAAACCTCTTCCGAATATCACTGCGAAAATTTTCGTTCGTAAAGATATATGGGATCGAATAACTGAGGGCGGCTTCCGCGAAGCAAGTCATGTCATCAAGACGGACACCATTGAGTGGGACCGCGATGGGCTGTTGAACTTGGTTGTTAATCGACTTCTCAACAATGATTCCCTTGTAACATATTTAAAAGTTAAGAAGGATGCTGTTGCAGGGGATCTTGACGCGCAAGAACAATTGTTGACGCGCATTTTTCCTGAGAAGGTGGACACCGGGAAGAACCCAGATACATTTGACTGGGTTCTATCTCGAGTGCAGGATGGTTCCAAGGCCACGGCTCCTCGGGAAGTTATTCACATGCTGGAATGCTTGATTAAAAACCAGCTGAAGAAGCTGGAGCAGGGGAAATCTGAGCCAGAAGGCGAAATCCTTTTCGATCGCGCGGTATTCAAGGATTCGCTTGCGCAGGTTTCTAAAGTGCGATACGAGCAAACTTTGTGTGCTGAATACCCCGACCTCAAAAAGTACACAGAGTTGCTTCGAGGCGAAAAATCAGAACAGCGCGCAGAAAGCTTGGTGCGGGTTTGGGGGGAGCCATTAGAGTCAGCGATTGCTCAGGCCGATAAACTGGTCGCCACAGGGTTTTTCGAGGCCCGCAACGAAAAAAATCAACCTACTTACTGGGTGCCATTCTTGTATCGTGATGCACTGAGCCTGATTCGTGGGAAGGCGACGTTCTGATACTGCGCATTTCCAGTATATTTCTATCACCTGAGAAAATCCTAAACCCCGCCATTGTGCGGGGTTTTTTATGGAGCAGAATTTTATGGCCGAGCCAAGTGCCGGCGCCCTCGCAGTGACCGGCGTACTTGCCAGCGTCGGTCTGGGTGCGGTCTTTCCGGAATTGGACCTCGCCACATTGGTCGGGTCCTTCGGAGGGTCTTTCTTCTATGTTGTTTTCGCCAAGGACATGAGCACATGGCGCCGGATCGGCTACCTGCTGACTGGCTGGATAGGTGGTTACTTCGGTGCCGCTGAAGTGATGGGTCGGGCCTGGACCCAGACTGCGGGCTTCAGCGCATTTGTCTGCGGTGTTCTATGTGTGGTCACATTCTCCGGTTTGCTGGAGTGGATGCAGACCGGCCGCATGCCAACTTGGCTGCAGTGGGTATTACGCCTACGAGCTAGGAAGGAGGGTTGAATGGCTGCCCTAGTCCAGGCCGCATTGTGCGCCGTCATCTTCGTGATGATCGGTCTGCGCTACCGGCCGTATCCCGATGCCCGCTACAAGGTGGGTGTGTCCCTGATGGCCTGGGCCGCTTGCGCGGTCACCGGCATGCAGTGCGTGAGCCTGATCGGGCGCATGGTGCTGCATGACGAGTTCGCCGATGTGTCCTGGTTCAACACTGCGTTCTACCTGCTGGCCGCCATGCTGGTGTGCAGGGCAAAGGGGAACGTGGCCAAGATCGTGCGGGTTGATTGATCCGCGCCACAAAATCTACATGCGCCGTTTCGTGGTGCTAGGAAGAGAGCATGGGCATCCAGCTAGCTACAAGCAACGAACTGGGAACTTTGATCTGCGAGAAATTGGGGCTTGATGCTTCCCAAGTGACCGCGATGACCGTTCGAATCGAGACAGGCCAGCCAGCAGTGATTGAGGTGACTCGACATATCTGCGTCAGCGAGGCCCGCGAAATCTCTGAGCAGCTGACCCGCTACGAGCTTGTCCCCTCCAAGGATTCGACAGATGAACCGACAGCAGATCGCGACCGCGTACAGCCTTTTCCATACCCGTGACCAGGTACAGCGGCGGCTTGACACGGCGCTGAGTGGCAAGGGCGTGTCACTGGCCATCACCGGCGATTACCAAGACGAGGGTGTCCTGCAGTCGGTTATCAAGCCGCTTGCGGATCACTTCAGGGCCCAGCTGGCTGCGATTGATGACCAGATCAAGCTGTTGGGCTGGAACGGCGATTAGCGCAGGGAGCAGACGATGGCCAGAACGCGAGCGCCTTACACATCCTGCAAGCTATACGTGGACGGCGCCGACGGCATAGCGGTTGGTGACTACATCACCACTGCTGCCGGATCTGCCTACCTGGTGCAGACGCTGAGGGTGAGTCGCACCAGGCCAGAGCGTAAGCACATGGACTGCCTGCGCTGGCCCATTGCTGAGTTACCGCCTGATGCACGGTGCTACCAGCTGACTTGGTACAAGAGATAAGGAACGCCGGCCATGGCCAAGATTTCCGCAACGATCGTCTGCCGCAACCGCTGGTGGTTGAAGTACTACCTGGCTGGCGTGCTGCTCGCGTCTCACCTCACCGGGCGTGATCCTCACCTTGGTCGCGTCACGCGGTGGATAGAGCGCGGCATCGTGGTCGAGGTGCGCTGATGGCCAGGCTCAAGACGATCAGTCCTCGCCTACAGGAAGCCGCCAACATCAGGGTCAAGCTGGTAGATCCCAGCAGTTGGCGAAGTGGAATGACCAGCTCGCAGCGCGGATACAACTACAAGTGGCAGAAGGCGAGGGAGAGATACCTCGGAGCAAACCCGCTCTGCGCCTACTGCGCGAAGATCGGGCGAACGACTGCCGCCAGTATTGTTGACCATGTCGTGCCGCACCGCGGTGACCGCGATCTGTTCTGGAACCAGGACAACTGGCAACCGCTCTGCAAGCCCTGCCATAACTCCGTCAAGCAGGCCGAAGAGGCCGCAGGCTTAGGCAGCTGACCGCGCGGCGCGCCAAAACGGTGCGGCACAGCATAGATGCACGTCACTGGCGTGCCACAAAGGTATAGGGGGGTCAAAAGCTAGGGATTCTCATCTAGCTAGACCGCTCCCGACCCCACGTACAGATTTTTTTCCCCAACAGGATTTTTGTTAAATGGCTTTAACATCCCGCAAGCGCGCTTTCATCGCCGCGCTGAGGGAAGGTGCGTCCAATCGGGACGCTGCTGTGGCCGCTGGCTACTCCGAGCGCACAGCGTCTGCGGCGGGCTCTCGGCTGGTCAAGGACAAGGACGTGGCGGCCGAACTGATGAAGCTGCGCGCCCTTGGGCTGATGCCTCCAGATGTTAAAGGCGATGTTAAACCGGATGTTAAAGCCAGGCCCGCCGCCAAGGCTGCCAAAGATGCTGAGCCGGGCCCGGAAGGGGCGCCGGAATCCGAGGAGCAAGCAGAGCCGGAACCTGCCGGCTTCGACCTGGCCCAGGCGCTGCTTCACCGTGACCCGAAAGACTTCCTCCTCTCGGTGATGAACGACATGGGCACGGAAGCGAAGCTTCGCGTAGACGCCGCCAAGGCCCTGATGCCATTCGTTCACCCGCGTAAAGGCGAGAGCGGCAAGAAGGACCAGGCCCAGGCCAACGCCGATAAGGCAGCTACCGGCAAGTTCGGCACCCGCCGCGGCCCGCTGCAGTCGGTGAAATGATGGAGTGGTCAACCGCCTGCCCAGACTGGGAGCAGCGCATCGTTGCCCGCCAGAGCCTGATTCCGTTCGAGCCGCTGTTCCCGACCGAGGCCGAGGAAGCCCTGGACGTGTTCGGCGCGCTGCGCATGGTGGACGCCACCGGCAGTCCACTGATGTGCGAGACCGTACGTGACTGGGTCAACCAGTTTGTGGCTGCGATCTTCGGCGCCTACGACCCAAACTCGGGCCGGCGCCTGGTCAGCGAGTTCATGCTGCTGATCAGCAAGAAGAACGGCAAGTCGACCATTGCCGCCGGCATCATGCTCACCGCACTGATCCTCAACTGGCGGGCGTCGGGTGAGTTCATCATCTTGGCGCCGACCAAGGAGATCGCGGATAACTCCTACCTCCCGATCCGGGACATGGTGAGTGCTGACGAAGAGCTCAAGGCCTTGCTCAAGGTGCAGGATCATCTACGCACCGTTACGCACCGTCAGACTAACGCCACCCTCAAGGTGGTTGCGGCGGACAGCGAGACGGTGTCGGGCAAGAAAGCCATCGGCGTGTTCGTCGACGAGCTTTGGGTGTTCGGCAAGCGGGCCAACGCCGAGGCCATGCTGCGCGAGGCCACTGGTGGCCTGGCCTCTCGGCCAGAGGGATTCATCATCTGGGCCACCACCCAGTCCGATGCACCGCCGGCCGGCGTCTTCCGGCAGAAGCTGATGTACGCCCGCAAGGTGCGCGATGGCGAGATCGTCGATAAGTCGTTTTTGCCGGTGCTGTATGAATTTCCCAAGGCGATGCTCGACGCCGGTGCACACCGGGACGCCTCGAACGCCTACATCACCAACCCGAACCTTGGCCTGTCGGTGGATGAGCCGTTCATCGAGCGCGGGTACGCCCAGGCGCAGCTGGACGGTGAAGAGTCGTTCCGCGGCTTTCTGGCCAAGCACCTCAACGTCGAGATCGGCCTAGCGTTACTGTCGGATCGCTGGGCAGGCGCGGATTTCTGGGAGGCGCAGACCTCCGAGCTGTGCCGCACGCTGGAGGACCTGATCGAGCGCTGCGAGGTGATTGATATCGGCGTCGATGGCGGCGGGCTGGATGACTTGCTGGGCCTGGCGGCAGTTGGGCGCGAGCAGGGAACGCGGCGCTGGCTGGCCTGGACCCACGCTTGGGCCCATCCATCGGTGCTGGAGCGGCGAAAAGCTGAAGCGCCGCGCATCCGCGACTTCGCCAAGGATAGGCACCTAACCCTGGTTGAACGCATCGGCGACGACATCGAGGCGGTGGCGCAACTGGTGGCGCTGGTCGAGCAGGCCGGCCTGCTGGACAAGGTCGGGCTGGACCCGGCCGGGGTCGGCGCGATTCTCGATGCCCTGGAAGCTGTTGGGATTCCGCGCGAAAAGATCGATGGCATTTCACAGGGCTGGCGCCTGGGCGGAGCCATCAAGACTGCCGAGCGCAAGCTGGCCGAGGGTACGCTGCTACACGGGGGCCAGCCGATGATGGCCTGGTGCTGCGGTAACGCCAAAGTCGAGCCCCGTGGCAACTCGATCCTCATTACTAAGCAGGCCAGCGGCTCGGCCAAGATCGACCCGCTGATGGCGCTATTCAACGCTGTGACGCTGATGGCCCTCAATCCAGAGGGGCAGGGCGGCATGGAAAATTTCATGGCCGGCATTCGGGATCCACTGATCGCATGAACGCATTTCACTATTTCATCATCTGCGCCGTGTGCGGGTTCGGCCTGGCCTGCGCGGGCGTCTGGATGCTGGCGGGCACGGGCTGGTCCCTGCTCGCGGGCTCGATCAGCCTGTTCAGCATCGCCGCGTTCATTCGCCGAGGGCTGAGCAGTGATTAAAACCCTCTCTCAAGCGCTCGGTACTGCCGCCGCCAAGCCCTCGGCAAGCATAAGCGGCTGGCTGGGCAAGAGCATTCGGTTGTCGGACGGCGGGTTCTGGAGCGCCTTTTCCGGCGCCCAGTCCAGTAGCGGAAAATCGGTCACGGTCGACAAGGCCATGCGGCTGTCGGCGGTCTGGGCCTGCGTGCGCATCATCTCCACTTCGGTGGCCGGCCTACCGCTCAGCATCTACCGGCGCCTGCCGGACGGTGGACGCGAGACGGCGCGGGACTTCCCGCTTTACGACGTCGTGCATAACAGCCCGAACGAGGACATGGCCGCGTTCCATTTCTGGCAGTCGGTCGTCGCTTCGATGCTGCTGTGGGGCAATGCCTACTGCGAGATTCACCGGGCCGCCGGGCGGGTCATCGCACTGGACTTCCTGATGCCGTCACGGGTCACCCCGGAGCCGGATGACGATGGTCGGCTGCGCTATTTCTTTCAGCCGCGCAAGGGCGCGCGTCGGGAGATCGCCCAGGCCGACATGCTGCATATCCCAGCGTTCACCTTGGACGGGCGAATGGGCCTGTCGGCGATTCGTTACGGCGCCGATGTATTCGGCTCGGCCATGTCGGCCGACGATGCGGCCAATACCACCTTCAAGAACGGGATGATGCCCACCGTAGCCTTCTCGGTAGATAAGACGCTCAACCCTACGCAGCGTGCCGAGTTTCGAGACTACGTCAAGACGATCTCTGGCGCGCTCAATGCGGGTAAGAGCCCGGTGCTTGAGCAGGGCGTGAAGCCCGAGATGATCGGGATCAACCCGGCTGACGCCCAACTGCTTGAATCACGTGGGCACAGCATTGAGGAAATCTGCCGTTGGTTCGGCGTGCCGCCCTGGATGGTGATGAAGACCGACAAGGGCAGCAACTGGGGCACAGGCCTTGAGCAACAGCAGATAGCGTTTCTGACCTACTGCATCATGACGTATACGGCACCGATCGAGCAGTGCGTTAACAAGCGATGCCTGACAGCGGTGGATCGGATCAAGCACTACGCGGAGTTTTCGCTAGAAGCCTTCCTGCGCGCTGACAGTGCCGGCCGGGCTGCCTACCTCAGCACCATGGGCCAGAACGGCTACATGACCCGAAACGAAGGTCGGCACAAAGAGAATCTGCCCAGCATGCCCGGCGGCGACATCCTCACCGTGCAATCGAACCTGGTGCCGCTTGACCAGCTGGGCAAACAAAACGACAGCCAAGCCGCGCGCGCGGCGCTGATGAACTGGCTCCAAAGCAACTCCGGGGAGTAACCCATGAAACACAAGATCCAGTCTCGCGGCCTGCGCAGCGAGATGAGCCCGCGTGCGCTCGATAAATGGAACCCCGCCATCCAGGCGGCCGTGGAAAACACCTCGGAAACCATCACCATCTATGGCGTGATCGGTGAGGACTGGTACGGGGAGGGCGTTACCGTCAAGCGCATCGATGCAGCGCTGCGCGCGATCGGCGACCGCGAGGTGACGGTGTACATCAACTCGCCCGGCGGCGACATGTTCGAAGGCATCGCCATCTACAACCGCCTGCGCGAACACAGCCAGAAGGTCACCACCAAGGTACTGGGCATGGCCGCCAGCGCGGCCTCGATCATCTACTTGGCCGGTACCGAGCGCCAGGTGGCCAGCAGCGCGTTCCTGATGATCCACAACTGCTGGACCTTCCTCTCCGGCAACCGCCACTACCTGCGCGACGTATCGGACGACATGGAAGAGTTCGACGCCGCCATGGCCGACCTCTACGCCGAGACCAGCGGCCAGACTGTTGAGGACATGGCCGAGCTGATGGATGACGAGACGTTCATCCGCGGCAAGCGCGCGCTGGAGCTAGGGCTGGCCACCGGCCTGTTGGCGGCGACCGAGGTGACCGAGCGCGAAACCGAGGAAACCGGCCAGGCCAATGCCCTCAAGGCCATGGATGCAGCCCTGGCCAAAGCCGGAATGCCGCGCTCCGAGCGCCGTGAACTCTTCGCCACTTTCAAGTCTGGCATGCCTCGCGCTGCCAGCGGGAACACGCCGCGCGCTGTTCCGACCGGCACGCCAAGCGCTGCCGCGCCAGACCTCTCCGCCTCACTGAGCGCGGCAACCAATCTTCTCAATTCTCTGAAAGGAAAATGACCATGGACTACGAAGCCCAAGTCAAGGAATTCAACGCCACCCTCAAGGGCATTGGCGATCAGATCAAGGCCCAGGCCGAAGCCACCGAAAAGCAGATCAAGGCTTCCGGCGAAATGAACGCCGAAACCCGCGCTAAGGTCGACGAGCTGTTGATCAAGCAGGGCGAAGTGTCGGCACGCTTGCAGGAAGCCGAGCAGAAGCTGGTCAACGCCAGCCGCGCGCCGGCAGACCGCCAGGAGCAGCAACTCTCGGTTGGCGCTCTGGTCGTAGGCAGTGAAGAAATGAAGGGCCTGAGCTCGTCCTTCCGTGGTTCTCGTCGTGTGTCGGTACCGCGTGCCGCCATCACTACGGCCACAGGTGGGGCTCTGACCGCTGCGGATCGCCAGCCAGGCATCATCGCCCCGCCTCAGCGTCGTCTCACCATCCGCGACCTTGTGGCGCCAGGTACCACTGAAGCCAACTCCATCGAGTACGTGCGTGAAAGCGGCTTCACGAACAATGCCAAACCTGTCGCTGAGACCCTGGCCAAGCCCTATTCGGATATCAAGTTCGAACTGGCCACGGCCAACGTGCGCACCATCGCGCACCTGTTCAAGGCAAGTCGCCAGATGCTCGACGATGCCCAGGCGCTCCAGAGCTACATCGACGCGCGCGCCCGTTACGGCCTGCTGATGGCCGAGGAGGCCCAACTGCTGTACGGCAACGGTACCGGTGCCAACCTGCAAGGCCTCATGACGGTTGCCCAGCTTTACGCGGCTCCCACCGGCGTGACTGTAACGGGTGAACAGCGTATCGATCGCCTGCGCCTGGCGCTCCTGCAGGCCGAGCTGGCCGAGTTCCCCTCGGATGGCATCGTGCTCAATCCCATCGACTGGGCTGCTATCGAGCTCACAAAAGATGGTGAAGGCCGCTACATCATCGGCGAGCCCCAAGATGGCACGACTCCGCGCCTGTGGAATCGCCCGGTCGTCTCGACTCAGGCCATGACGCAGGATGACTTCCTCGTCGGCGCTTTCAAGCTGGGCGCACAGATCTTCGATCGTATGGAAATCGAAGTGCTGATCTCGACCGAGAACGCCGATGACTTCGAGAAGAACATGGCGACCATCCGCGCCGAGGAGCGCCTGGCCTTCGCCATCTACCGTGGCGAAGCTTTCGTTACCGGCCCACTGACCGGCAGCGGCTCGTAAGCCTTCCAATTCAGGCGCCAGCGATGGCGCCGCAAAGGAGCGATTCCATGGCTAGCACCAAGAAGCAGGAGAAACCAAGCGTGGTACCGGAGCAGGCTGTACCAGCACCTGGTGACCAGGCATCGAACTCGCCGCCCGGCGGCAACGACCCCAGCGGTGCAGATGCGGCCGCGGGCGGTGTAGCAGTCACCGTGCCCGGCGCAGAGCCAGTCGCCAACACCGTGCAAGAAGCGGGTGGCCCAGCGGCCGAGCTGCCGGTAGAGCTGGCGCCAGTGGACACTTCGGCCGAGGGTGCTGCAGGTACCGGCGTTTCGCCGAACCAACCGGGCCAGGCTGGCGACGTGCTGCATGCTGCCGCCGACATGGCGGGGCTGGACGAACTCACCTCGAGCGCGTCGGGAGAGGTGAACACGGCTCAGGTCAAGGTCTACCCGCTACGCTCGTTCATGGATGAGGGCGAGCTGCGTCGGCGCGGCGGTCCGAGCTATCTGGTACCGCGGCTTCACGCCGAGGACCTCGAACGGCGGGGTCTGGTATCGCGCACACCGCTGGAGGAGTGAGCCATGTCATTGATCAGCATGGCGCAGGCCCGGGCCCACCTTCGTGATCCAGACGATGACGACGATTATCTGCAACTGCTGATCGACTCGGCCGAGCTCTCGGCAACGAACTACCTCAACCGCCAGGTTTACGTCGATGCGCAATCGATGGCAGAGGCGGTACTGGCAGGCTCGGCTGGGGAAAACCCTATGCTCAGCAACGCATCGTTCAAGTCGGCGTGCCTTCTGATCCTGGGTCACCTCTACGCCAACCGGGAAGACGTGGTGACGGGGACAATCGCGACTGACCTGCCTCGAGGCTCGCAGGCCTTGCTGACTCCATACCGGGTGGGGTGGGGTATATGAGGGCCGGCCCGCTTCGTCACTTGTTTGAAGTCACTGTCCGTCACGAGGAGCGCACCAAGTCCGGTGGGGCTGTCGTCACCTGGCTTCCTGCAGCTCGTCCAAAGATGTGGGGTGAAGTGCGTACACCCTCTGGCCGGATCATCGCTGTAGCTGAAAAGCTCAAAGCGATAGTTACAGCCGAGGTCATCAGCAGGCCTCGAGCTGACATGGTGGCAGGCGTAAGGCTCACCCGCCGCGGCGTCACGTATCAGGTCGAGGCTGTATTGCCAGACAACGAAAACACGCTGATGAGACTTCTTTGCTCATCGGTACCGAATCCATGAGGTGAACCATGAAAATTCAAGCATTGGGGCCGCTGACCGGTGCATCCGGCGAGCGCGAAAAGGGCGATATCTTCGAAGTGAAGAAGGAATACGGCGAAGGCCTGATCGCCCGCGGCTACGCGATCGAGGTCAAGGAAGATGCGGCCCAGGAAAAAACAGCCAAGGCCCAGGCCAAGGAGTAGGCCATGGCCCGCCGCTCAAAGATGCGCGGCGATATCCGCCTACGGCGAACGTTGCGCAACATCCACAAGAACATGGACAACGAGCTGGCCCCGGCCATGCGCCATGCTGCCGAGCGGGTGCTGGCCACTCAGCAACAGCTGATGCCCAAGGATACGGGCGCTGCCGCCGCCGCGCTGAAGATCTACGTCGCGCCCAGCGGCCTTGATGCGCAAATTGGGATCAGGGGCAAGCGCGACAACCGCAAGTTCTTCTACCTGCGCTTCATCGAATACGGCACCAAGGGCTACATCGGCGGCAAACGAGCCGGGAACCGCAACCGGCGTGCGAACAACAAGAGCGACGGTACGCATTTCTTCGGAAAGTACCCGGCCATTCCGGCCAGGCCGGCGCATCCGTGGCTTCGGCCCTCCATCGACGTGAACCGCGAGTACGTAATGGCTGACATCGAGACAGCCGTGCGCCGCACGCTGCGCAAGGCAAGCCAGGGGGTGGGCAATGGCTGACCCCTCGGTATCGCTGCAAGAGGCCATTTTTGCCAGGCTGCAGGCCGAGGTGAGCTGTCCGGTCTATGACGGTGCACCCATGGACGCCGACATGCCCTATGTGTCGATCGACCGCGAGGTCTCAGTCAACTTCAGCCCGATATCAGGCCGTAAGCGCGAGCAGCGCCTGCTGTACCTGTCGGTCTGGTCAGACACGGTTGGCCAGGCAGAGGTGAAACGCATCAACGGAGAGGTCATTGCCGCCCTGGACGAGCGCCCGCTGCCGCTGAGCGTAGGCAGGGCTGTCTCTGTGCGCGTTATCCAGACGGACGCCCAGCGTGACGCTGACGGGGTTACCTACCAAGGGTCAATCACCGTCCGCGTCATCACCACCCACTGATCCACCCACCGGCCGCTCCGCGGCTCAATCCAATGTGCCTTTGGAGGAACCCCCATGGCCGAAGACAACCTGAACACAGCCGCCGGCTGCCGCCTCTACATTGGCGGCAAAACCGGCGCTGACACCCAAACCCAATACGAAGCCGACACCTATGTCGAGGTAGGCGAAATTGAAGACCTTGGCGAGTTCGGCGACACATTCAGCAGCGTGACTTTCACGTCGCTGAAGAACGGACGCGTGCGTAAGTACAAGGGCACCGCTGATGCTGGTGACCTGACGCTGACCGTAGGGCTGGACAACGGCGATGCCGGTCAGAAGGCTGTGAAGGTCGCTCACAAGGACCGTAGCAAGGGCGACTACAACATCAAGATCACTCTTAACGATGGTGATCCTACCGCCACCCCAGCGCTCAAGCCGACCACGTTCTACATGCGAGGGAAGGTGATGAACAACACCGTCGCGCCTGGTGCCGCCGACAACGTCGTGCGCCGCAACATCACCATCGGCATCAACTCCGATATCTTGGAGCTGCTACCTGCAGCCGCTTGAATAACCGGGGCTCAGCCCCGGCAACCAAGGACAGTGCTTTATGAACAAGACCCTCCACGGGACTTTGACCGTGAAACTGGGTGATGAGGAGTTCGTCCTCCAGCCAACGTTGAAAGCGGTGCGGGCTATTGAAAGCCGTTTTGGTGGCCTCCGCGGTGCCTCGCAAACCATCTCTGCCTTGAGCATTGATGGCTGCGCGATAATCCTGGCTGCTGGAGCCGGCCTGGAAGGCAAGGCTGCAGACGCTATGCCAGAGAAAGTTTGGCAAGCCGGCGTGCTGGGCGTTGCCAGCCAACTCAATGCTTACCTGGTCGCGCTTTACAATCCACGCGGCGGTGATGAGGGAAAGGAGGTAGCCGGGGAGGCGTGAGCGTTGTCGAGGATGGCAGCTACGTAGACCGGCTTTATGCAATCGCCACAGGGTGGCTTGGCTGGTCGCCAGATGCAGCATGGCGCACGCCTCTTCCGGAGTTGTTCCTGGCCATGGATGCGCGCATCGAGTGGTCACAGATGACGAACCCATTCGGGAAGGGTAAGCCTCAGCCAGGGAAGGACAAGCCAAGTGCATCCAGTGTGGCAGACAAGCTGCGGATGGCGCTGACTGGGAAAACAAGACATTGATCATTCGTCCACGGCAAAAGATGGTGCTAAAGTTTCAAGCTTTTGGGTGAGGTGTTGACGTGAGATTGATGACCGCGGCCCTAATCGCCGTATTTCTGAGCGGGTGCTCAACCTCTCCCATGCCATCGTCTGAAGCCTCCAAAGTTCCCGATTCGAGGATCTTTGCATTCTCTGCCAAAGACCAAGCAAGACTGGTGGTGACCAGGGATTCAGGTTTCCTTGCCGGGGGATGCAATTACGAGCTCTACATCGATGGAAAATTGGCTGCTGAATTTGCCGCTGGAGAAACAGCTGAGTTTGGGCTGAAGCCGGGGCAACATGCCATTGGCATAGCGGGCGCTAGGCATTGCGCTGGTGCTGGCATCCTTGAGTCTGAGGTGACACTTAAGCCAGGCGAGACCGTGAAGCGAAGGATGTTTACCAACTCGGCCGGCTTTCATTTAACACCAACAGGCTTCTAATCTCACGAACCCGCTCTGGCGGGTTTTTTTTCGGCCGGAGACAGTGATGACGGATACAGACATCCAGGGGATGCTGGTTCGAATTGAGGCGACTACAGCTCAACTTCGCTCAGAAATCGCGAGGGCTGATTCGACGGTTGCCAGGGGCGCTACTGCAATTGACCGAAGCCTTGCTCGAATCGACGAGAGCTTCGACAGGGCAGGTGAAAGAGCCCAACGTGCCGGGGCTCTGATTAAAAATGCTTTGGCTGTGGCGGTGGGCGCTGCCTCGGTACGCTCAATAATCGATGTTGCCGACTCCTACTCACAAATGTCGGATCGAATGGGGCTGGCGACCTCAAGCGTCAACGAATACAACCTAGTGCAAGACAGGTTGCTAGACACAGCTAAGCGGACCTATCGGCCCTTGAGTGAAGCTCAAGAGCTTTACATCCGGACGGCAGACAGTCTCAAGTCCATGGGCTACAACACCAGCCAAGCGTTGGATGTAATGGACAGCTTCAGCTTCCTGCTTGTGACCAACTCAGCAAGCACTGACAAGGCGGCATCCGCCATTGATGCTTACTCCAAGGCGCTCCAGACCGGAAAGGTTGAAGCTGACGGTTGGCAATCGATCCTCGCGGCAATGCCAACGGTAGTAGACACGTTAGCTAAAGCGACTGGTAAAAGCGCAGAGGAAATTCGCTCTCTTGGAGCGGCTGGTAAGCTCAATCTGGACCTCCTCACTGACGGTCTTCGGAAGTCGGCACAGGCAAACGGTGAGCTAGCTGACAGCATGGGCGTAGCGGTGCGTGATGCGCTACAAAATCTCAACAATGCTTTCACGGTCTACATCGGCCGCTTAAACGAGACCACTGATGGGACTGGTGTCCTTGCCAAGGGTATCAGCGTAATCGGGGATAACTTCGATACCCTGGCGAACATTGCTGGGGTCGTGGCGGTTGGAGCTTTGGCAGGGTACGCAAGGGGGTTAGCTGGAAGCGCTGCAGCGTCAATCGCTGCTACCAGAGCTGCCGTAGCCGATGCCATCGCGCGAAAGTCGCAGGCGACTGCCGTACTACTCGCAGCTCAGGCCGAACAGCAAAAAGCACAGACCGCTGTATTCCTGGCAGAGAAAGAAGCCATCGCAGCGCGCGGGACCGCTGTGCAAACTCAGCTGTCGCTCCAGCTTGCTGAAGCGCGGATGGTTGAGACGCGTGCTACCAACGCAGTCGCTGCTGCGCAGGCAGGCGTTAGCAGAGCGTCAGTAGGCGTGTTAGGTGTGCTGGGTGGGCCCGCCGGCGTTGCTGCCCTGGCTATCGGGGCAGCGACAGCCTTCCTCACCCTTCGCGACAATACGAGTGTGCTTGAAGAGAAACTCGGCAACCTCAGCGACCCCATCGACAAGCTCATCGAACGCTTCAACAAGCTCAACCGTGCGACCCAGTCAGTGACCCTGCGCGAGCTCAAGGCTTCCATCGAAGATGCCGAGGGCGAGCTCAAGACCGCCTCGGGTTCCATTGCCTTCGAGTTTCAAAGCAGCCTGACGAACGCAGGCTTGGCGGGTGCCTCTGGATTCATGGCAGGCATAGCGCCGCTGTCAGCCGAGTTCCAGGCGGCCATGGATGTGGTCAAGAAGGCTTCCGCCGACCAAGCCGCGGGCATGAAGGTCGACTGGAAAGCGGTGGCCGATATCATCCGCGAAGTGCCAGGCGTAACGGCGGAAATGGCAGATGCTCTAGAGGAGAGCGGCGGCGCTGCCACTGATAAGGCCGACGCAATCCAGCGGCTGAAGCAGGCCATGGCCGAGCTCACGGGGGAGACGGACGAGAATACCCGCGCTGAGCGAGAGAATGCCGCTGCCCGCGCAGCTGCAACTCAGGCGTTCGACAAATATATTGAGCAGCAGGGCAAGCTGCTGGCTGCGGCCCAGGACAAGACCTTCACAGCAGCCGCAAAGCGGCACATCAGCGAGCAAACTGACCTCACCGACGCGCAGAAAACGGCCATTCTGTCGATGGCTGCTGCACGTGATGCGCAAAAGAAAGCCGATGACGCTGCTGCCAAGGCAGGCCGTAAACAAGCGTCCGAGTCGGAAAAGGCCGCCAAGCAGCAGCTAAAAGACTTCGAGTCATCGGAGGAGGGCTACAAGCGGCAGATCAAGCTGATCAACACCACTGGCGACAAACAACAGGACGCCACTGAGGTCGCTAAGCTGTCGTTTGAGCTTCAAGAGGGCAAGCTTGGCAACCTGTCGAAGGCTCAGCAAAAGCGGCTCCTGGAACTGGCTGCAGAGCTGGACGGGCTCAACAAGATTAAGAAGGCCAATGAGGATGCGCTGAAGCTAAGCGCTTTCAAGACTGCGCAAGCCTCTGGCACACAAACAGCCATCAACGGCTATGCACAGGAGCTGGCGGGAATTGGGATGGGCGACAAAGCCCGTGACCGGATGCGTGCCGATCTGGCCGTACGGCAGAAGTATGTCGAGGATGTAAAGGCCCTCAACGAACAGCGAAATACTGGTCAGATTACCCCTGAGCTCTATGCCAGCCAGACAGAAGTTTTACAGGAAGAGCTGAACAAGCAGCTGTTTGCCCAGCAGCTCTACTACGAGCAGGTTGATGAGCTGCAGACCAACTGGGTGCTGGGTGCTCAGGAAGCCTGGCAGAACTATGCTGACGCGGCCACCAACTACTCCGCAACTGCAGCCGATGCTACCGCGTCTACTCTCGGCAGCGCCCGCAGTGAACTTGGAGCATTCTTCGCCGATATGGCCACCGGGTCAAAGGACGCCGGCGACGCATTGGCGGACATGGTGACTGGTTTCGGAAAGTCAGTGATATCGACCTTGGCCGATATGGCAGCTCAGTGGCTGATCTACCAGGCGGTGCAGCTTGTGGTCGGTAAAACCACTCAGTCATCTGCAAGCCTTGGCATGGTAGCTAATGCCCAGGCAACGGCCTTCCAAGCGCAACTGGCCGCATATGCATCTACCGCAGCCATCCCTATTTACGGGCCCGCTCTGGCGCCTGCTGCAGCGCTTACGGCGGCAGCTGCTACGGCCCCCATGGTTGCCGGGGTAGCCTCAACCTCAGCGATGGCAGGTGCAGGCTTCATGGATGGCGGCTACACAGGCCACGGTCGCAGAGATGAAGTTGCCGGCCCTGTCCACCGTGGGGAGTACGTTTTCGATGCCGAGGCCACTGCCAGGATTGGTGTTGGCAATCTGGAAGCCCTTAGCGATGGGCGCATTGGGATGATCGGTCGAGGTTCGTCAGCTTCTGCTGGCGCAGAGCGCGCGCAGAGCGGTGGTGCCCAGATCATCATCAACTCACCAATCAACGTCCAGGCCCAGCAAGGAGTAAGTGAAGAGCAGGCGAGGCGTCAGGGTGAAGGTCTGCGAGAGGGCTTCGAAGGTGTCGTGCGTGATGTGCTGTATCGGGAAACCCAGCAGGGCGGCCTTCTTTGGAGAAAGTGATGACAGAGATCTTCAGCTTTGACGTTGAGGCCGAAGCTGACGGCGAGGTCAAGCAGAACACCTGGGAGAACAACTTCGGTGATGGTTTTGTCCAGGCAGGTGGCGTCGGCATTAACACCAAGACACAGTCGTGGAGCTTGTCCCATACAGGCCTTCTAGTCGAGGGAGAGGAAGCCTTTGAGATTCGCAAGTTCCTAGACCGCCATGAGGGCTATCGCACCTGCTACTGGACGCCGCCGGGTGGTGTGCAGGGTCGGTACAGGGCCAAAGGCTACAAAATCAGAGCCCGTGGCGCTCCCAACCTGGTGACCATCAGCTGGACTTTCGATCAGCGATTTACCCCCTATTGACCCCGCGCTTGCGGGGTTTTCTCTTTCAGAGGCCCCATGACTTTCGAATCCGATATCCAGAAGCTTGAGCCTGGCAACCAGATCCGGCTCTACGAGGTGGACGCGACCCGACTGGGCGGGAACATCATGCGCTTCCATGGCCATGCTCAGGAGGCCGATATCATCTGGCAGGGCCAGCTCTATTCGGCCATGCAGATCGAGGCCAATGGCTTCGACATTCGCGGCGATGGCCGGCCTGCCACCCCGACCCTGCAGATGGTCAACGAAATTGACGGGGTGCGTGGCGCGGTCACAGCGCTCTGCCTGGCGCTCAAGGACCTGGTGGGCTCCAAGGTCAGGCTCATCGAGACCTTCCGCCACTTCCTGGATGCTGCGAACTTCCCGGACGGAAACCCCGATGCGTCCAACCAGGCCCGGGAAAACCTCTGGTACATCGAGCAGAAGACCGACGAGAACCGCCAGCAGGTGACCTTCCAGTTGTCCAGCCCTTTGGACATGGGCGGCGTCATGCTGCCGGCTCAGCAGATCACCAAGCTATGCCGCTGGGCCTGCCGTGGGCAGTACCGGGGTGAGGCCTGCGCCTATACTGGCGCTGCCATGTACACCAAGCAGGACGAGCCCACTGACAACCCGGCGCTCGACCGCTGCCCGGGGCGCTGGAAGAGCTGCAAGCTTCGCGGCAACACACGCCGCTTCGGCGGCTCCATGGGCGCAAGCCTGATCGTCAGCTCGAGGTGATCAATGCGTATCAACCAGTCACTGCAGGCCGCGATCCGCGAGCATGCCGAACGCGCGTACCCGGCCGAAGCGTGCGGGGTGCTGATCAAGACCGACCAGGGCCGGGCCTATGTGCCGTGCCGCAACCTGGCGAAAACGCCGCGGGAGAACTTCCGCCTTCACCATGAGGACTTGGCAGACGCCGAGGATCAGGGCGAGCTGCTGGCGATCGTGCACAGCCATCCTGATGCTGCGCCTACGCCCAGCATGGCAGACCGGGTGAGCTGTGAACTGCATGAGGTGCCCTGGGGGATCGTCGGCTGGCCAGGTGGCGACATGCAGTGGTTCAAGCCGTCAGGCTACCAGGCCCCGCTACTGGGTCGCGAGTTCGCCCATGGCCTGCTAGATTGCTGGGCCGCCTGTCGCGACTGGTACGCCCGCGAGGCCGGCTTGGTGTTGCCCAACTTCGAGCGCGATGACCTCTGGTGGGAGCAGGAAGACGGCCCAAGCCTGTATGAGGCCAACTTTGCTGCAACCGGCTTCTACCAGGTGGATGAGCCCCGGCGCGGCGACATGCTGGTGTTTATGGTGCCATCGCCTGGGCGGCCCTGCTTTCACCCTAATCATGCAGCTATTTACCTCGGCAGCCAGCCGGAGCTGACCAGCGAGCCGGCGGCGCGCCTCGGTGGCAGCGGGCCCTTCATCTACCACCACATGGCCGGCAGGGCCTCCACGCGGGAAGTCTACGGCTGGTCAATGGCCAACCGCTGCCGGCTGATCCTGCGGCACAAGGACTTTCAACCATGAAGCGCAAAGTGAAACTGTATGGGGTGCTGCGCAAGCACTTTGGACGCGAGTACGACCTGGATGTGAACAGCACACGCGACGCCATTCAGGCGCTGTGCAACATGGTGCCCGGCTTCGAAAAGTTCCTGACCACGGGCGAGGAGCGAGGACTGGTATTCACCGTGTTCTCCGGCACCCGCAACCTGTCAGCCGATGACTTGGACATGGTGGGCGACGACGCCGGAGACATCCGAATTGCCCCGATCATTCAGGGCAGCAAGCAGGCCGGGCTGTTCACCACCATCATCGGCGTCGTGCTCATTGTGGCTGGCTACTTCACCTTCGGTACCACCTCCGCCTATGGCGTGGCGATGATCGCCGGCGGTGCCGCCATGGCTGCAACTGGTGTGGTGCAGATGCTGTCGCCCACACCGACAACTGGCAGCCTTGATCGCAACGAGGACGGCAACAACCCCAGCTACGGGTTTGGCGGTGCGGTCACGACGATTGCCCAGGGCAATCCCTACCCGGTGCTGTACGGCGAGCGCGAGATCGGCGGAGCCGTAGAGTCGGGGGGGATCTACCCGCAAGACCGGCTGTGAATATTGGCAACACACGACCCGCTTCGGCGGGTTTTTTCGTTTGTGGAGACTGGAATGGTCCAAGTATCGAAGCGCGCGCCGCAGCAGTCCCGCGCAGCGCGTAAGCGCCAGGTTGTGGGCAGCAAGGGCGGGGAGAAGAAGCAGAAGCAGCCCAGCATCGCTTCCAACAGCGTTCCGTCCATCGCCGTTGCCCGCCTGCTGTACCTGTGGAGTTGGGGCCCGATTGTGGGGCCGGTCAATGGACTGCGCTCCGTCAAGCTCGATGGCACCCAGGTCATGGCCGACGACGGCACCATGAACTACCCGGGTGTCAAATGGCAGTTTCGCTCAGGTGAGTTGAACCAGGAGCGGATGACCGGCATCACCGAGTCGAGCAACGAGATTGCTGTTGGCCAGTTGCTGCTGACCACTGCGCCCTACGTGCACACCATCAGCAACCCCATGCTGGATGCCGTGCGTTTGCGTTTTTCCTGGCCACAACTGCAGCGCCAGGACCAGGCCGGCAACATTGATGGTGTCCGCATTGAGTATGCGGTCGATGTATCGACCGACAATGGCCCGTTCCAGCAAGTGCTGGCGTCTGAGGTCAACCGCAAGAACGTCACCAAGTATGAGCGCTCGCACCGGATCGAGCTTCCCGCCGGTTCGCGCTGGACCATTCGTGCCCGCCGTATCACGCCCGAAGCCAACAGCTCGCTGACCCAGGATGGGATGTACGTTGAGGCGTTGTCGGAGGTGGTCGACAGCGACCAAGAATACCCGCTGACCGCCGTCAGCTGCGTGGAGTACGACGCCGAGCAGTTCGGTGGCGATATCGCCAAGATCGCCGTGCTGATGCGCGGGCGCATCGTGCGCGTACCTGCCAACTACAACGCAGAGACTCGCACCTACGCCACCAGCGGTGCTGGTACCACCAACGGGGTCTGGGATGGCACCTTCAAGGAGGCCTATACCAACAACCCGGTCTGGGTCTTCTATGACCTGGTGCTGCACCCTTACTACGGTCTGGGAGATCGCATTGATGCAAGCATGATCAATCGCTGGTCGCTGTATCGCATCGGGCAGTATTGCGACCAATTGGTGCCAGACGGCATGGGCGGCCAAGAACCGCGCTTCACCTGTAACCTGTACCTGCAGAAACAGGCCGAGGCCTGGGCGGTGATCCAGGACCTGGCAGCCATCTTCCATGGTCTGGCCTTTTGGGACGGTAGCCAGATCACAGTCAATGCCGATATGCCGCAGGACCCGGTTTACAACTACACCCTGTCGCAGATCCTCGACGACGGGGCGGTCAAGTACACCGGCAGCAAGCTGCGCGAGCGGCATAGCCAGGCCATGGTGTCGTTCGATGACCCGGCGCGGGGGTATGACACCGACAAAGAGCCCGTTTTCGACGAGGACGCGATCGCTGAATATGGGGTCCGCGAGATCTCCGTAGAGGCGGTGGGGTGCACCTCGCGTGGCCAAGCCCAGCGCGCTGGGCAGTGGGCTCTGATGACTGAGCAGCTGCAACTCAGGGGCGCAACATTCCGCGTTGGCCTGGATGGCTACATTCCGAAGCCAGGCAAAGTCATCACCTTGTCCGACCCAATGCTCGCTGGGCGGAACAATGGCGGACGTATCGCCGCAGTAACGGGCCGCGTCGTGACGGTTGACCGTGACATCTATGTTCCAAGCGGCGCCCGCCTGCTGGTCAACCTGCCTAGCGGGAGGTCCGAGGTTCGCCAGATCCGTTCTGTGGCCGGTCGCCAGATCACCGTGGTAGCCGAATTCAGCGAGGCGCCGCAGCCTGAGTGTGCCTGGGTGCTGGACTTCGATGACCTCAAGGTCATGCAGTTTTACGTCCGCAACATCACCCGGCCTGAGTGGCACCAGTTCCAGCTGGAGTGCATCCAGTATGAGCCGGGCAAATTCGACGCCATCGACTTCGGTACCATCATCGATGATCGACCCATCAGCGTGCTTCCTCCGGGCGTACAAGATGCACCCGCGCGCGTGCTAATCGGCAGCCACTCCGCTGTGGACCAGGGCATTGCGGTCACCACCATGACCATCTCTTGGGATGCGGCACCAGGTGCGGTGGCCTACGACGTGGAATGGCGCTGGGGTTCGCGTGACTGGGTGAGGATGCCGAGAACGGGTCAACTCACCGCTGATGTTCGTGGGGTCTACGCGGGTCAGTACTTGGCCCGCGTGCGCGCCATCAGCGCTATGGATGTGGCCTCTATCCCGACCACTTCAGCCCTGACGGAAGTTGCCGGCAAAACAACGCCACCGCCGGCGGTGACCTTCCTGCGCGCTGAAAGCTTGATCTTCGGGATCAAGGTCACCATCGGTTACCCGGCGGGTGCCAGCGACACGCAGCGTGCAGAACTGTGGTACGGGCCGGGCTCAGACCTGGCCGCAGCCACGAAACTGACGGATCTGGCCTACCCGCAGGCAGACCACACCCTGCAGGGCTTGCGCGCTGGCCAGACATTCTACTTCTGGGCGCGCTTGGTCGACCGTTCTGGCAACGTCGGCCCTTGGTTTCCGGTCGATGCGCCAGGGATTAAGGGGCAGGCCAGCGCCGACGCCGGTCCTATCCTCGAGCAGATTGCCAAGCAGATCGGCGAAAGCGAGCTCGGCAAGGAGCTCACCAGCAAGATCGAAAAGATCGCGCTCATTGACGGTAACGGCCCGGGGTCGGTGAACGAGCGCGTAGGGGCGGCGAAGACCGAGCTGGCCAAGCAGATCAGCGATGTGAACAACGCCCTTGGCACTGTGAAGGGCAACCTCGAGCAGCAAATCACCGCCGTGAGCGCGGACGTTTCCGCTGCCAAGACCGAGCTGCAGCAGCAGATTGCGAACGTCTCGGCCCTGGCCGGCTCCCTGCCATACCGCAAGGACAAGGCCTACAGCGTCGGCCAAAGCGCCTTGGGCAGCGATGGCAAGCTCTACCAGGCCCAAAAAGCGGTACCGCTGAACACGCCACCGCCGAACGCCAGCTACTGGACCGATGTTGGCCAGGCGGTAGTGACTGCCAACGGCATGGCCGCGCGGGTGTCGAAGGTTGAGACCGACGTATCGACGCTCGATGGCAAGGTTACTGCGCAGGCATCGCAGATCAGTGGACTCCAATCGAGCCTGACCACCACCAACGGCAACGTCTCGGCTGCTCAGCAGGCTGCGCAGGATGCGGCCACGCTGGCGGGCGGGAAGGGCAAGGTCATCGTTCAGTCGGCAGCGCCTGCTGTCGCGGACCGTTTGGCGCAGAACCTCTGGATCGACACCACCAGCAATGCCAACACCCCGAAACGCTGGAGCGGTTCTGCTTGGGTAGCAGTAACGGACAAGGTGGCCACCGATGCAGCAGCAGCTGCCCAGTCGGCGCTCAGCCAGGTAGCGTTGAAGGCCGACGCGAGCGTTGTGAGTAACTTGAGCACCCGTGTCAGCGATGCCGAGGGCAAGCTCACGTCGCAAGCCACCAAGATGGACGGCATGCAGACCAGCATCGACGGCAAGGCCAGCTCGCAGGCTTTACAGCAGGTCACTAGCCGCGTGACGGCGACCGAAGATAAGGACAAGGCCCAAGATCAGCTCATCAACTCGCAAAGCCAGGCGCTCACATCGCTGACCGACAGCGTGAGCAAGAAGGCTGATGCATCGGCTGTGCAGTCCTTGGGTAATCGAGTAGAGGTTGCCGAAGGGGCGCTGAGCAGCCAGAGCACTGACATCACGCAGCTGAAAAACAGCGTTGGTGCCGCCCAGCCATTCGTGGCTGGACGTGCTTGGGAGTTCACCGGCTCGACCAAGGGCTGGGTGGCGACCGCTACTAACGGGACGATAACCGCGGGCCCGCTGTTTGCTACCGTGACTGCAAACCCGAACCTTCAGTGCAATTTCACCCCAATCGTTGCAGGCGCAGAGAACCCCTATCTGCGGATCAGGCTACGCCGGCGTAATACCAGCCGGGCGGGTGCCCAGATGTACTGGGCGAACGAAGACGGCGGGTTGGCCGAGGCAAGGCGCTTTGGGTGGTTCATCAGCACCACCACCACGGATTGGCAGGACATCGAGCTTGACCTATCCGGCCATGCCGGGTGGAACGGCAAGAAAATCTACGCCATTCGCCTGGACATGATGAACTCCGGCGATACAAGCGGCGAGATCGATATCGCTTACATCGCCGTTGGTAGGCGTTCCGCCTCAGCCTCGGCAGAGGCCGTTTCCACTCTGAGCAATGCGGTTACCGAAGCAGAAGGAAAGCTATCCAGCCAGGGTCAGTCGATCGTGAGCTTGCAGGGTGGGCTCAATACGGCCAACGGTAATGTGTCAGCCGCGCAGAAGGCTGCCCAAGACGCATACAGCCTCGCTGATGCCAAGGGCAAAGTGATCGTCCAAAACTCAACACCTTCAGCCATTAACCAGCAGATACAGAACCTTTGGATCGATACCACAGGTGGTGGGAACACACCCAAACGGTGGAATGGTTCTGCATGGCAGGCAGTTTCGGACAAGGTAGCCACGGACGCCGCCGCAGCAGCGGCCAATGCCCTGAGCCAAGTGGCGACAAAGGCTGATGCCTCTACCGTTCAGAGCCTCACGAATAAGGTAGAGCAACAGGGCACAGCCATCACTGCCGCTGGCGAGGCGATCACTGGTATCAATGCATCGCTCGGCCAGGTTGGCGGTGAGAACCTGCTGCCTAACCCTTCGTTTGAGGTAGAGGGGCCTACAGCCGGCCTTGCTGATGGCTGGCGTGTCGGCTCCTCGCTCGCTGCACCTAATCGGCTACTGTCGTTGGTGCCGTCAACCTTGGATCCTCGCGGTAAAGCGCAGCGTGTCGATGCCAAGGGACTGTCCGGCTCTGCGTATGTGGACGTTGCGCTACCGAACGCAAGCTGGGTATCCATGGCGCCAGGGCAGGTGCTGACAGTGTCGGCGTATGTCCGGGGAACCCAGGATCTGGTCAGCGAGATCTATCTGCAATACAAGAACAGCGGTGGGGCCACGGTCGGGACGCATGGGCCGCTTCGAACCATTCTGAGCGACGCATGGAACCGACCAGTATTCACGGGCGCTCCCGCTCCAGCTGGGACGATTGGGGCGGACCTTCTTTTACGCGTCAGAGGGCCTTTGGGTGGTACTGCCAGTGACGGCTACTACGAGATTGATCGCGCCCAGGCTGAATTATCCACCGTGGTCAGTGCCTGGAAGGACAACGCCAAGAACGCTCAAAGCGCAGCGCAAGCAAACGCCGTAGCGATCAGCAGCGTATCCGGTCGCGTATCCAACACGGAGGAGGGCCTGACATCAGTCAGTGGTCGGCTAACTCAGCTGGACAACTCGATCGGCGACGTGGGCGGGGAAAACCTGTTCTACAACCCAGCTTTCACAAAACTGGGTGCGGCTACAGGAAACAACCCTGACGGGTGGATACCGGAAGGGACGGCAACCTATACGCCGTCAATGGTCAGTTCCTGGCTCAACGCTGCTGAAAATGCATATCGATGCAGTACCACCGGCGTTGGCAGCACGGCATCAGGTAACCCGTACACTTCGCTGGTCACAGCCAGCGAGAGAGCACCTGCAGTCGCGCCTGGTCAAACTGTCACCTCGTCGATCTACGTAAGGAAGACGTCAGATTCCGGCGACTTGGGGATGAGGATTTTTCACCAGTGGATCAACGCCGCCGGTACCGTAATCAACGCGCCTGCGACGGCAGTTGTCCCGATGACTGTGGACGGCGACCGCATATCGTTCACATCGGCCGCTCCGACAGGTGCTGTCAAGGTTCGGGTTTTCTACCGGGCCCACGCGGCGATTGGTGGAACAGTGGCCGGTACGTTCGAAGTGGCCAGGCCACAGATCGAGTACGGTTCACGCCCCACGGGCTGGCGCGACAATGGCCAAGTTAATAGCAACGCGATCGGCGCCGTATCTACGGCAGTTGATGGCCTTACCTCCAGCGTTAGTCAGCAGGGCAAGGACATCACCTCTGTGTCTGGCAGAACGACCAGCTTGGAGAACAGCGTCAATAACGGCTCCACTGGCCTGGCCAGCAAGGCGTCGACCGCAGCGCTGACCAGCGTGGCCAACCGCGTCGCTGCTACGGAAAGCGGGTTGACGGCTCAGTCCAGCAGCATCACTAACCTGGAGGCGAAGATAGGCAACGCTCTGCCATTCGTGGCTGGGCAAACCTGGGAGTTTACAAACTCAGTCGAGGGTTGGAAGGCCAATACATCCGGGGCAACCCTGACTGCTGGCCCTCAATACGTAATTGTCGCCAAGTTCACGACTATCCAGGCAACCAACACCTTCCCAGTCATAGATGGAGCCGAGAATACGCTTGTGAGGATCAGGCTGCGCCGGCGCAACACTGGCCGTACCAGTGCGGCTATGTATTGGGCCAACGAGGATGGTGGGCTTGCCGAGGCTCGTCGATTCAACTGGCCTATCAATACCTCAAGTACAGACTGGCAGGACATTGAGCTCGACCTCTCTGGCCATACTGGCTGGAATGGGAAGAAGATCTGGGCCATCCGCTTGGACATGTACAACTCGGGGGATGCCAACGGTGAGGTGGACATTGCCTACATCGCAGCTGGCCGGAGATCGGTTGCAGCGTCGGGTAGGGCGTTCGATTCGCTCAGCGTCAACGTTTCCCAGCAAGGCGACAAGCTGGCGGCGGAGACGCAGCGGATCAATGGGCTGCTGACATCGGTAGGTAACGCTAGTGCGGCGATTCAGGACGAAGCGAAAACCCGCACTGATGCCGACTCGGCGCTAAGCACGCGGATCAACACCGCCCAGGCGAGAGCCGATGAAGCAGCAGCTGCGGTCCAGAGCGAGGTTCAAGCGCGGGCAAATGCCGATGGCGCTCTTTCCAAGCGCGTCGATACTGCCCAAGCAACGGCGGGTAACGCTAACGCTGCTGTTCAGCAGGTCGCGACTGCACAGTCGAATCTGAAGGGTGAGCTCAATGCCCAATATACCGTTCGGGTCCAGGTAAACCGGCAAGGCGGCTATTACCACTTCGGTGGATTCGGGATCGGGGTTACAGAGCAGGGCGGTGTCGCTCAATCGGCCTTCGTGGTGTATTCCGATCAGTTTTTGCTGATCAACTCCAATGGGGGCGGCCTATCTTCTCCTTGGTCTGTAGTAGGAGGACAGACGTTCATCGCTGATGCGTACATCCGTGACGCCAGTATCGGTGCTGCGAAGATTCAAGACGCTGCTATTGGTACAGCCAAGATCCAGGATGCTGCGATCTCAACCGCGAAAATCGGCGACCTGCAGGTGAGCACGCTTAAGATCGGCAACGAAGCGGTTACAATCCCGCGCTACACAGGCTATGCCCCGCGCTTTGCTTGCAATGCTACTTGGCAAACCCCGTTATCGATCACGTTCTTCATGCCTCAACCAGGCATGGTTTACATCAACTACTGCGCGACGTTCCTCTCGAATGGCACCCAGTTCTACCAGTACCGCTTGGTCCTGGATGGAAACATGATCGCTGAATCTGTCGCGAACTGGTCGGACAGCTCCATCACTCTGGCCTCTGGTCAGTACGTGGGAGCAGGCCAGCACACGGTCGATTTCTCGATCCTGGGGGCGGTGGGCGTGGTGCTTTCCTATCAGAACCTTATGGTGCAAGGAATCATGCGATGACTCAGTCACCCCAAGTCGGGGAGGTTGTGCTCTACAACGATCGTGGAGAAATCCGTATGCGGGGCTACATGTCCCGGCTCGAGGCGGAGCTCAACGCGAAGCGAACAGGATTCTCCTACCTGTTCGCCCGGGCCAGCGAGCTTGAGCAGTTCGTCAGCGCGGGCAAGATCGTGCCTCGACCGAAGATGGCACTGCAGCTGGTTGGCATGACCCTCAAAGGCGTGCCCGCCAATGCGGTGCTCAACATTGAGGGCAAGGAGTACACCGCCGACGGCAGCGACATCGAGTTGGGCTTCAGCCTGCCCGGCGAGTACGAGGTCGTGATCGACCTATGGCCTTACCAGAGCGAGGTATTGAGCGTTGAAACTCGAGCACAAAAGTGATCATGCCAAAGCCCGGGCCACGGATTATCCGGCCATCGAGGAGCAACTGGACATGCTTTGGCACGCGATGGACCAAGGAACAATGCCCAAGGCGGAGCCGTTCTATTCCACGATCCAACGAGTAAAGCAGCAGCACCCCAAGACCTGACGGTCAATTACCCCACAAGCCCGCCACGCGCGGGCATTTTTTTGCCTGGAGATAACCATGCCCTACGTAGCCATCAACCTGACCAACGATTACGACCCTGACAACAAGGCCCGATTTAACACCCTGGAGCAGGCCAAGGAGCGTATTCAAGCCGGCCTGCGACAGTTCCCCAGCCACCGGTTCGTTACAGCCGAGCTCCTCGAGGAGTTCACTGCCGAAGTCGTGATCACTGGCAGCGAGCCAGCCAAGCCCGATCCGGTACCGGACGAGAGCACCGAGGCCTGAGCCCCATGCTTCACCATACAGCCCGCTCGGCGTGGGCAATTTGTGCCTGTCGAGTTACTTTCCAAAGCGCCTCATGCGCGAGTAGCGGTGCCTCTCATTTCCTGCCGATTTGAAACTTCAGTTTATCGGTTGGCCACCAGTTGAAAGACGGAGGTGGCTCATAGCAGCCTGGCTGGTTAGCAGGCGAAGCATCACACCGAACGGTGTATCCCTTCGAGCCTACCTCTGTAGTGTCATCGCTGGAGTTATAGTGAGAGCAGCCCGCCAGCGCGGTGAATATGAGTGATGCAGCAACACGCTTCATAAGAAATTCCTTCCATAGATTGCACCATCGTATCGCTTAGCAGTGGCGGGTAGGGACGTAGATCTCAGAGACCACCAGTGACTCAAGAAAGCGAGTCGAGCAGCTTGTTGAGGATGCCTTCCTGATACTGCCGGTTGTAGCAGCCCGGTTGATTCGGAGGAGTGTCATCGCACGCAATATCATGCTTGTTGGTGGTGCTCCCGTAGGTGCTGTTGGAGAAGTGGGAGCAACCAGTAAGCAGCCAGCTGAACAGCGCTAGTGCCAAAAATCCATTTTTCATACCCAGTCTCGCGTAACGGATGATGCAGATTGGACGTTCGTGCAACAAATAAGGCACATCCGGCCCGCCCAGCGCGGGCTTTTTTTCGTCCGGAGAAAACCTATGACCACACCTCGCGGTGTCCGCAACAACAACCCAGGGAACATCGATTACAACCCGCGCAACGCCTGGCAGGGGCAGCTGGGTCTTGAGGTGGGCGTGGCCAAGCCTCGCTTTGCGCGCTTTGACCATCCAGAGAACGGCATTCGCGCTTTGGGCAAGTTGCTGCTCAACTACCGGGGCAAGGATGGGATGCCCGGTGTTGGCGGGCCTGGTATCGACACCCCGCTGGAGTTCATCAACCGCTGGGCGCCGGCGAGTGAGAACGACACCAATGCCTACGCGCAGGCCATTGCCAAGCGCCTGGGCGTCGGCGTGCGTGACTCCATCGACATTTCTAGGCCGCAGATCCTGCGCGAGTTGGTGGTCGGCATCATCGTGCACGAGAACGGCGGTAACCCGTATCCGTCCGCGCTGATCGATGAGGGCATCAGGCGGGCCCTGGCATGAGCCCTTGGGTTGGCTTAGCGGCTGCCGTGGTCCTGGTGGCCAGCCACTGGGGCGCCTACGAGCACGGCCGGAGTGTAGAGCAGTCGCAGGCTGGCCAAGTGTCGGCCAAGCGCGATAGCGGCGACCGTCTTGCCGAGGTGATCGGTGAGCGTGGCGCTCGTCAGCAGGAACATCAAGGCGCGCAGGCGCAGGAGGAGGCGAGAGCCAATGCCCATGATCAAAGAGTTGTCGCGTCTGCCGGTGGTGCTAGCGCTGACGCTGCTGGCCAGCGGCTGCACAGCGACGCAGCCCAGTTCGCTGCCGCCGTCAGTTGCCCCGGCACGGATACCGCCGCTTTCGCCCGAGGCCAGAATGCCACCCGCGCCGCCATGGTGCTCTCCGACCTGCTCCGACGGGCTGATGCGAGAGCGGGAGAGTTGGCGAAAGCTTATGACGACGCCCGCATCGTAGCGAACCAGTGCGCCGCCGAGTACGACGCCCTGGTCATGAGGCGGGGGACCGAACGGACCCACCAGTAATTCGAAGGCTTCATGCAAAGAGAGCGGCCACCGGGGATGCGTCAACATCCCTGCTGACCGCCGGACCCGCAGACCATACCTGCAAGCCCAGCCAAGGCTCCCGCTCTGTGCACAAAGCACGGCGAGCCTAGCACCTGTTCATCCATACAGTAAAGGTTTGCAAATTGACCAACCCAATCATTCCCTGGATGGGCGGCAAGCGCCGCCTGGCCGATCGCCTTATCCCGCTGTTCCCTGCTCACGAATGCTACGTGGAAGTGTTCGCCGGCGGCGCTGCTCTTTACTTCATGCGGCCGCAGCCTGCGCCTGTCGAAGTGCTAAATGACCTGAACGGCGACCTGGTCAACCTCTATCGGGTGGTGCAGAACCACTTGGAGGAGTTCGTGCGCCAGTTTAAGTGGGCGCTGTCCTCTCGCCAGATTTTTGAGTGGCAGAAGATGGCCAGACCTGAAACTCTCACGGACATCCAGCGCGCCGCCCGATTCTTCTACCTGCAACAACATGCCTTCGGCGGTAAGGTGAGCGGTCAGACCTTCGGAACGGCCACTACCGGACCGGCCATCAATCTGCTGCGCATCGAGGAAAACCTTTCAGCCGCCTGGCAGCGCCTTGCGGGCACCTACGTGGAGAATCTCTCCTGGCTCGACTGCGCGCAACGGTACGACCGGGCGCACACGTTCTTCTACATGGATCCTCCGTACTGGCAGACCGCCGGCTATGGCTTGGACTTTCCATTCGAGCAGTATGAGCGCATGGCCGAGTTCATGCGCAGTTGTAAGGGCAAGGTGATGGTCAGCATCAATGACCATCCGGACGTACGTGGGGTCTTCGCTGGCTTCCATATTGAAATGACTGACATTCGCTATACCACAGCCAATCAGCGCATTGGGCAAGCCGACATGACTGGTGAGCTGATCATCATGAACTGGAAGCCTTCCGAGCTGGGGCAGCTTTTCTGACTGATCTCTAACGGTTTCTCTAAAGACGCACCTTTGACGGCTAGTGCCCCGCGCCGCCGTGGCGCTCTCCGACCTACTCACACTGGCTGATGCTCGAGCGGCAGAGCTGGCGAAGGCCTATGACCAAGTCCGAATAGCGGGCGATCTATGCGATCCATCCTATAATGCCCTGATCAGGTGATCGGGGCATATCATGGGGAAGCGTACTTTCATTGGCTTGATCGAGGCGGGAGAGCCCCTCATTAGGCAGGCCCTAGAGGCTATACACGCTTATCACGCGGCTCAGGATGCTGGACAACCGGACGAGGACGTAGAACGACTTCGCTTACTTTCAGAGTCGCTTTACCAAGTGGTCTGCGACTACCAGCTTCGGGTTGAAGCCAAGGCGCGCGGCGAAGAGCTACCATGGCTCCACTAGCGCGCGTGCATCTTGGGCGTCAAAGCCCTGTAATTGGCTCATGCCAAAATTTGAAATCCCAAGAGCTGGAATGACTTATGGATAAGGATGAATTTGCCGCTGCCGTTGAGGCAGGCAAACCATTGATTGCACAATCAATGGAAGCTCTCAAACGGTACTGGGAAGCCAGGGACTATGGCGCGCCGCCCGAGGAGATAGAGCGCCTGCGACTCCATTCCGAGTCCTTGGCCCAGGCGGTTTCTGACTACCAGCTTCGCACCGTCTCCAAGCTGATGGGCAACAAACTGCCCCCGCTGCACTAGCGCACCCCGCTTGTCGGCAGTTGCCGGGCCTATTGCAGACCACTAACATACTGTTCATTCATACAGTATGGAGGCCCCGCCAATGAACACCGCCCTTGACTTCGAAATCGACGACATGCCCCAGCTCAGCCTGGACGATCTGATGCAGGTGCGTGCGCCCTGGACCTACCTGGTCAAGATCGAAGGCGAGAGCATGCAGGGTATTGGAATGTATTCCGGCGACCTACTGGTCGTTGATCGAAGCGTCGAGGCCAAGCACGGCGACATCGTGATCGCGGCGGTGAACGGCGAGCCGGTCTGCAAGCGGATGTGCCATGAGCACGGTGTGCTGGTGCTGCGGTCGGAGAACCCAAAGTTCCCGTCGCGGTACATCATGGAGGGCGATACGTTTGAGGTGTGGGGTATTGTCCGGTTCAGCGTCCGGGATCACGACCGGGTAACAGGGTAGGGGTGGGATTCGGCAGAACGCCGGAGGAGGGTGGCCACGCTGTCTAATACTGCCGTGAGGCGCCGCGCTTTTACTTGGCGAAACCCGCTGAAAATGGGGGGAGGGTATTAGACAGCCATGGCTTGGGCGCCGCAGATTGTGCGGCTTGAGGCAGGGATCTTCCGCTACTGCTGCATTACTGGGGTGGTGAATTCTGATTGTCAGGTGTACTGGATGTAGAAGTATCCGGCTTCATCACCTTCCTTGCCGCGCCGGGCTCGATGGTCGATGAAGACATAGCCGATGCCATCAGCGAAAATGCCCTCATGGTCGGGGTTGATCTCGGCAATGTCTGCATCAAGCAGTTGAAGATGGAACATGTAGCGAGGACTCAATTCGTAGACGGGGTCCTGTAACCAACCGGGCGTGCCAGATGATTTGCTCATCTCGATGCCGCCGAACTCACCGCCGATTTCCACATCGAATTCGTCCTCGGTCATTTCTTCGAAGTCGATGAACGCCTGGGTGAGCAGCAGCGGGGGATTGCTGGGGACTATGGGTTCGGATGCAAGATCGTGCAGGATGACGCGGGCAAATCCGCTCTCGATCTGCTCCTGCAATTCTGACTGCTGATGCACCGTATAGCGGCGCTGGAGTGCGGAGTTAAAGCCTCCGCTCTGGTACTGCTGGGCTGCGATGAATACAGTGAGGGCCATACCCGGAGGTACGCACTGATAGCCTGCATAAAAGCGATCGGTCGTGGTGACCAGAGGGGTCAATAGCTCGCCTGTCTTGGGGTTAGACGGCCACAGCTTGAGGTCAGTGAGATATGCGCCACCGCCGATGTGACCAAACCCCTTGTCTTGTTGTTTCAGGACAATCTTGTCCATGTCTCATCACTCCTTGAAAACCGGTGCAGTGCTTCTACATGAGATTCACCGTGCAGACAGCCCATTGCCAGGTCTCGCAAACGGCAGTGGATTCTGCAACAAGTGAACACGGATTTCCAACATCCGCCAGGGCACTTAACTTCCGCGATTGCTGAGCAGGTCCTGCTGTTCATAGGACGCTTCGGTATCTGCTAAGGTACTGCCCTGCTTCGTAGGGGTACTTCCATTGCGTAGCCGTTCATGGGCGGGGCCATGGAATCTGAAATATGACAAGGAGCGTTCACGTGAAGTATCGAGGACGGCTGTCGGCCGAGCAGTTTGAGGCGTTCATGGCCCGCTATTTTCCGACCTTCATGGGTGGCAGTCTGTTGTGCATGCTTGCAGGGGGTGGCGGTATTGCTATGTGGCAGCACGGTTATCTGCGCGGTATGCCGGACGGCCGTATGTACGCACTTGCGGCGGGGCTGATCCTATTCCTGCTGATTAGCGTCGGGCAAATTGCCTTGATCCGAGGATTTCGCTGGGGAGTATGGTTGGTATTACCGAGCTTGTTGGGCCCAGCACTCGCGGCTGTTGGCTTATTCGGTACTCGCTATGCCGGTGCCGGCCAAATGGGCATCCTAGTCATGTCGCTGGCAGGGTTGTTGGTGATCAACAGCAAAAAGCACCGCGCCATGCGTAAGCGCCTGGAAGAAATGCGATTACAGCGCAAAGGGGTCATTCCGGCCACGCTTTCGGACGAATTCCCGGATGGCCCACCGCCCGATAAACCATGGATGACCTATCTGGTGCTGGGGTTGGTGGCGATCATCATCTTGGGCAAAATCTATCTGTTTTTCTGGGGGTGA